GGGGGGCGGGGGCGGGGGTCCGAAGTCGGCCCGAAGCAGCGGGATTGCGGACACGGGACTCTCCGGGCGGCACGAGGGTGGTGTATAAGCTACTCGCACAGACCCGGTTGAGACAACCATGGAACCTGCACTGCGCCGCACACCGATGGACGTCGGGATCGAAGATGGGTTTTTCCGGCGCCGCGCCTACGAGCTCGCCACCGACATCGTACTGGAGCTCGACAGCCCCGAGAACCTCGCAAAGTCCTATGGCGTAACCGAGGAACAGTGGCCTGTGGTGCGGGACTGGCCCGCCTTCCGGCACATGGTCGCCAAGGCTGTCGAGGAGCTCTCCGGGCCGCTGGGCGTCGCCGAGCGCGCTCGCCGGCAGGCAAAACTGGCGATCTCCGAGTTCGGCGTCCACGACATGGCCGTGCTCATGGGAGACCCCAAAGTCCTCCCTCGCGACCGGATCAGCGCGTTCGACACGCTCAAGGACGTCGCCGGCCTGACGAGCAAGGGCTCGGCTGCCGCGGTCAACAACGCCTCCGCTGGCCCCCTGATCCAGATCTTCTTCCCAGATGGCCGCCAGTTCGACGTGAACCTGCCGCGCCCCGCTCCCGCGATCGAGGGCGAGGCGACCCGTGAGTAAGATCTACCGGCCGGCGCCGACCATCGCCAAGTTCCTCCTGTGTCGGAAGAAAGAACAGTTCCTGCTCGGCCCGCTGGGCGGCGGCAAGACCACTGCGGTGCTGATGAAGATCCTCGCACTCTCACAGATGCAGGCGCCCAACACGGTGGGCGTACGCCGCACGCGCTTTGCCGTGGTGCGCAACACCCGACCGCAGTTGCGCGACTCCGTGCTCAAGACCGTGTTCGACTGGCTGCCACCCGACGGCAACATGATCGAGTGGCGCGAGACCGAGATGAACCTGACGATCCGGATGAACCTGCCGGACGACACCCGCTCGGAGTGCGAGCTGATGTTCCGCCCGCTCGATGACGAGAACGACGCCCGGCGCCTGCTCTCCGTGGAGTACACGGGCGCGTGGTTGTCCGAGTTCCGCGAGATCCCGTTCGCCCTGCTCAACCCGGTGCTCTCGCGCACCAGCCGCTTCCCGTCCGACAGCGACGGCGGCCCGACGTGGCACGGCGTGCTGGGAGAGTCGAACATGCCCACGCGCGGAAGCGAGTGGCACCGGTTCCTCGAAGTGGAGCGCCCGGACTTCGTTGAACGCTTCATCCAGCCGTCAGGGCTCTCGCCCACCGCGGAGAATCGCGACCACCTCAGCGACCCGGACTACTACACGGACCTCGTAGCCGGCGCTCCCAGCCAGAACTGGGTCAAGGCGCACATCACGTGCGAGTACCCGGACTCGCTGGACGGCAAGGCCGTGCACGGCGCCACGTACGACTTCGACCGGCACGTGGCAAAGGCGCCGTTCTCGCCGTTCCCGTCGGGCACGATCCTTATGGGCGTCGATCAGGGGCGCTCACCGGCAGCGGTGTTCGCGCAGGTGCACCCGAGTGGTCAGCTGTTCGTCGTCGCCGAAGCCTGCGGCTCGAACATGGGCATGGAGAAGTTCGGGGCAGACATACTGCGCCCACTGGTCAACAAGCTATTCATCGGCCTGCCGATCCTCGCCGTCATCGACCCGGCTGGTTTCCGCAAGACCGAGGTCAACGACGACACCCCTGCCGATGCACTCAAGCGTCTGGGCTTCCGGGTCATCAAAGCCCCGACCAACGCACTCGATCGTCGGCTCGAAGCTGTAGATCGCATGCTCCTCAAACACAACGGCCTCCTGATCAATCCGACGTGCACGCTGCTGATCAACGCACTCGCCGCCGACTACCGGTTCCGGACCAAGAAAAACGGGGAGCTTGAGGACATCCCGGAGAAGAAGCATCCGGTCAGCGACCTGTGCGACTCGCTGCAGTACCTGTGCCTGATCGCGGCGGGTGAAAACTACGGGCGCGTGATGCGCCGGTTCACCCCCGGAGTGACGGCGAGTGCACCGCCATCCGGGGGCTGGACCTGATCAGCACTTCTTCTTGACCTTGCCACCCTCGGCATAGCCGGGCTGCATGCCCGGAGGCATTCCACCGGGAGCGGGCATCGCACCTTTCTTCATGAACTGCGGCGGCATCTTTTTGCCGGGCTTTTTGCTGGCCTTGCTCACTGGATCACCTCCTTCACCGCGGGGAACTCTTTGCGCTTGATGCGCTTGAGGGTGTTGATCGCATCCTGCAGCATGTGGATCTGCGCGTCGAACTCTGCAGCACAGCGATGTGGCATGGAGGTGGCGATGTACGGAGCGGATCCGCCGCGACTGCACGAGATCACGATCACGTCCTTGCTGGCGTGGACCTTCGCCGCTTCCAGCACGCGCTTGGCTGGGAGCCGTCCGCGCGTTGCACTCACGATGCAGCGATGGCGTTCTGCGGATGTGCGGCATTCCAACCCGCCACCGCGTCCGCAAACTCAGCCTGTGCTTGGTCAAGCGTTTCGGGCGATGCCGAACCGACGACCCCTTTGATCTGTTCGAGGATGCCCGGCAGTTGCGCGCCGAGGGTCAGGAGCTGCGCGAGGAGGGCTGCGTTCATGGCTGCTTCCCCTTGGGCATGCAGGCGGGCGATAGGCCGGCGATCAGCGCGTTCACGTCGGCGGTTTCCTTGGCCGACAGGTGCGGCGCGGCGATGGTGCCGATCTTGATGGCGACGGCTGCGTCATGGCAGACCTTGGTCTGGGTGTTGGCAGCGCAGCTGGCGAGCAGCAGGATCAGCGGTAGGAAAAAATAACGCTTCATCTTACTTTTCTCCGTTGGGTGGATCGCTGGGGATACTACTCCCATCTTCGGGCGGTGTCTGCACGACAACGCGCCCAACGATCCCAAGCACCAACTCGAACACCACGACTACGGCAAACACCCAGTGCGGAACCGCGTCGCGCCACTCGGCGGGCAGACTTGCCCACGCAGTAACGGTGGCAGCAGCCAACGACATGGAGCGCGTGCTGGCCCACTTCCACGCATCCCTCCAGTCCACGACGACGCGCGGGCTGGCGTCGAGCTTCGCAGCGATCTTGTCGGTGAGTTTCGGCGGGATCATGTTCATGCTTTCACCACTTCCAGCACGCGGACGTCGCTGTCGGCGATCGCTTGCCTTGCGACGCGGTTGAGGATAACGCAGCCTTCGGACGCCTGCCCCGAGCGCGGCGGCGAGAGGTCGCCGTGGATCATGAACGCGCTGCGGCCGTGCATGTCGTTCTCAGCGTGCGGAGTCAGGTGCATCGCGATCGGCCCCTTGTGCGGGTCGTGGAACGCCGGCTCGATGGTGTAGAGGCCGGCCGGGATCGGACCCAGCGCGTGCAGCGTCTGATCGGCGGAGCGGTTGCGGTGGTCGTTCGGACCACCCGTTGGCAGCACTCCGTCCCAGTGCCCAGAGTAGCCGAAGGCGAGCAGGCCGCCGTCCGGGCGGAACATCCGGCCTGTGTTTTGTTCGTAGCGCCAGTTCAATTCGAACCTCCTACTGCTCGGCTGGGCGGCGGCGATTCGACCGACTCAATCGCGCGAATGCGAAGCTCCAATGACTCGTTCCTATGCTTCAAGTCCTCCAGTTGGCTGATGACTTGGTACTGCAGCCGAGTGTTGATGTCTTTGACATCACTTCCGAGCGTGTCCAGCTTGGCATTGGTTGTAGCGTTGGTCTTGAGCTGCTCGTTCAGCCCAGCTCGAATATCGTCGTTCGACTGCCGAGCGAAGAACACGATCAGCCCGAGCATGATCGGGACTATGAACCGCGTGATGCCCTTTGCCCAGCTGCTCTCAACTGCGTGCTCGAACGTGGTTTCGTCCTTATTATCAGTCATGGCAGGCCTCCTTTGTCAGTTGCCCATGCCCATCATCATCGCGCTGCGTCCCTGCGACGCGTAGCTGATCACGATGATGCCTTGTCCACCGAGGCCTCCTGTTCCTGCCGTGGTCGGCGTGGAGCCGCCGCCAGCTCCTGCTGCACCGTAGGTTCCACCGTTGCCGCCGTTGCCGGAAATGGCTTGACCAGCGCCGCCACCGCCGCCACCGCAGGCACCGTGCGTGCTATCCCATGCGGTATCGCAACCGCCGTTCGCGCCGTTCGCATGCGTGCCTGCCGTGTTCTCGCCACCACCGCCACCACCGCCCACCGTGCCGTCGGTGGCGTCCGTAGTCGTCGTCGCACCGGCACCGCTGCCAGCACCCGACGTGCCGTTGCCGCCCACGCCGCCGACAGTGGACGACCCAACCGCGCCGACCGATGAAGTGCCTCCGTTCGAACCGCTGCCACCCGGGGCGCCGACGTTGGAGTTGGAGTTGGTGCCAGCGCGGCAGATGCCAGTCGGACCCGGTGCGCCCGCGCCTGAGCCACCGGGCTTCGTCGGCGTTGCGGCACCGTTGCCACCGATGCATCCAGCGCGCGTGGTCGTGCCTGTTCCATTGGTGCCGCCACTACCGCGAGATGACGTGACCGCGTTCGCGCCACCGTGGCACAAGAGAACATTCGTGCCCTGCGCGTTGGTCAGGTAGGTGTCAGCTGCCGTGCCGTGCGTGGCGACCGTGACGGTGAGGACTGCGCCAATTGGGAACTGTGCCGCGACGAGCTGGCTCCAACCGCCTGAGCCGCCGCCGCTACCGGAACTGGTATTGATGACGCCAGCCGAGCCGTCGCCGCCCGCACCGAGGCAGTCAATCGTGCTGGTGCCGTTGTTCCAGTCGTAGGGGACCGTCCACGTTCCGGTGGCGGTAACGAAGGTCGTGCCGGCGAACGCAGGCGCGGTCAGCAGGCCGATGGTCAGGAGTGCGGCTTTCAGGAAGGCGCGCATGTCAGCGATACAGGAAGTTGGCGGTCATCAGCGTACCGCACGCCGTGGACCCGCCATCGGTCGTGGTTTCAGCCGCTGTGATCGCCGTTGAAAACAGGATGCCGAACGGGAACGAGACGTTCGCGCCGCCGTTGGCCGGAATCGGGATGTCCAGCTTGTTTGCCGTGGTGCCGACCGTGACCGAGCCCGTCGCCAAGTCCCATAGCTGGACATGGCAAACCGTCGCGTTCGGGTTGTAGATGATGTAGCCGTAAAGCTGGCCAGGCAACGCATCGACGGCGGTAGCCGTGTTGGTGAGCGTGACGGAGTGGAACGTGGAAGCGCCGCCCGTGGTGGCCGCGTCCGCGACGACATGGCCGATCTGGTTCGTGCCGGCCGGGGTCGCACCCGCAACCGATGTAGCGATGGCTGCGAGCGAGGCGTTGCCGGTCACCTGCGTCGCTTCCAGCGCCAGCGCGGATGTGTTGAGGTTGATGCCGGCGTTCGCGGTGACGGTGCCGGACACAGGTTGAGTTACCTGCCAGAACGTTCCGCTCACTGGCTGCGTGACCGCCGAGCCGTCCACCTTCCACGCGGTCGTGTTCGCCGTGTTTCCGGGTTGGACGGTAAACGTCCCCGACTGGGTGACGGGCACCGCAGACTGGTTGCTCGCGATCGCCACCGGCAAGCTATTCGCCATGGTGGCCTGCCCCAGCGCTGGAACAGCGCCGCTGGCAGGCGTGGGACCGAGGTCCGCCACGGCGCCGAGGCTCACTCCCGACGTGCTGATGTCAGCACGTTTGACCCGGTACGTGCCCGGCGTGGTCATGGTGTACGTGGGATTGGTTCCCGTGAGGTCAGCGACCTTCACCTCGGTGCTCGCACCGACGAAGTACACCGTAAGTTTTACCTGCGAAGGCGTCGTCTCACCGTATCGAGTGATCGTACCTGTGCTGATGTTCGTCACATCGCTCGACGTCGCAGCCGACTGGCCCGTGGCGAGGATCGTGGTCTGTGCGAACGCCTGCCCACACAACGTGAGCAGCGCGAGGAAGATTGGAAGCAGCCAGCGGGTGCGCACGTTCATGGTCTTTCCTCGGTCATCGGGCTTCATTGGACGGTAATGCCGCGTGCCAGCATGCGGGCCTTGCTATGCGTGTAGCACGTTGCGAGATCCGCAGCCGTGAGCGCCACGTCGTAGACAGCGAACTCCGCGAAGTCGAGAGCGTTGGTGTTCGCCGCAGAGAAGCCCGTGTTGCCCAAGCCAACAGTGAACGCGGACGGCACGTACGTTCCCGACGTGTCGGTCGTGGTCGTGCTCTGCCCACCGATGCTGGTGATCAACCGCTTCGGCGAGACCGACATGTCGATGGATGCCGCGGCAAAGTACCAGTTGCCCGCAACGATGGTGGAGCCGTTGACCACCGACGTGAAGATGTTCTTGTAGGTCGCGTTGACCGCCGCGTTGTTGAGGATCAGCAGGCCGCCCGAGGGACCCGTGGAGTCGTAGGAACCAAACAACTGGCGATTGGCCACGAGGGTCGGCGCGCGGAAAACAACGATCGCCGTCCGCGTCGCAGCCAGCACGTCGGGCAGATCGGTCAGCAGCGCGTTCCCGTTCGAGTTCGTTTGCGAGAGGTAGTTCGACGAGTGCGTCGGACTCGCGGACTGCGGCGTCAACACCTTCGCCCGGTTGCGCCCGGTCAGGTTCCCCGAGTTGCCCTTGTCGAAGATCCAGTGCTCGTAAGCCGTGGGATCGTTGTCGGTGTAGTAATCGAAATCCGTACGTGCCACGCGCGGCAGCGTCTGGTTTGCAGCCAGTACGGGCACCACCTGAATGATGGACATGGTTATTCCCCTACTGGGACGATGTTGAGGATCGAATGCGGCGCGAAGTTGTAGAGCGGGTACACGGTGCCTTGGATCGTGATCGTTTCAACCGCGCTATCGCGCAGGTTGCCAGCCGCCATGCTGACCGAGACCTGATTCAGCGCAAGGTAGTCGTAGCCGTAGCGCAGCGTGGACGCGCCGACCGGCGTGGTCGCAAGGTTCAGGATCACGTCCGTGCCGTCGATGTCGACGCTGTTGATGACCACGGTGCCGATGGTGTCCACCACCCGGAAGCCGTAGCCCGTAACCGCGCTGACGATGCTCGTGTCGATCGCCAGCGGGAGCGTCGGCACGTCGTAGCGTGCGCGAACCGTGTTGCCGCGCAGCGTTGCGGAGACAGGGTTGAGCCACTTCGGCTTCGTGCCCTTGATGACGAGCTGCTGGTACGCGCGCCCGACATATGCCCCGAACCACTTGTAGCCGACCGCTGAAAAGTGCAGGTTGCTCGAAGTGTTGCGCGGGAAGATATAGGTCGGCGACACGAGAACAAACCGGTTGTTCGTCTGCGCGAGATTCAGCTGCGCTTCGGCGACGTGCGGGTTCGACGTGATGTAGGGACTGAGCTGGTAGGTCAGGAAGTACACCGGTCCGCTCTGCCCGCTGATCGCCTTCGCATCCGTCTCAACGTCAATCTGCAGCTGGTTGAGCGCGGCCCTGTAGGCAGCGTAAGTCGTCCCGGCAGCGCCGTCCTGCTCGCCCTGCTCCCACGCGACGACCTGCAGCGCATAGCTGGCGTTGAGAGCCTTCGCACCGCTGATGTGCGGGAGCAGGCTCGATGTGTACCACGCGCTTCCCTTGGCCAGCTGTGAGATCGCATAACCGCCGTGGCCGGCCGCCGACGCAAGGATGATGTGGTCAGCCGGCTGCGCACCCGCAGCGACATTCAGCGTCACGGCGAAGTTCGCCGCACCCGAGCACAGGGTCTCGCCGTTCTCCGACGACCCGTCCGGCGTCGGCACGACAGCGTCTTCGACCAGCGGCTTGAACGCGGTGAAGTCGTAGGCCGAGCCCGTCCACGCGCGCGGGCCGCCGTTGAAGGTGACGTTCGAGTACGGCTGCGTCGTGCTGATCGCCGTGACCGCCCAACCGCCCATCGACAGGGATTGTCCATAGGCAAGGATGTGGTTGATCGCACGCGCGACCGGAAGATCGGCGCCGGTCAGCGGCGTCAGCGCCGCTGCCTGTGGCCACGTCAAGCCCGACCCCACGAGCCGCCCCTTGCTAACGTCGTACGCCAGCAGCGGACGCAGCTGGTAGTCAGAGAACATCGGATAGAGGCTGGGAGACCCGCTGTACTTCGGCGGCAGGCTCGGGTTGATATACCCCTGCACGTTCGCACTGGTCACCACCCCGTCGCCCACCACCGAGCGCGCCGCGGTGTCGTAGCCGAGCAGCACGCGCAGCTGGTAGTCGACCATCAGCGGGTACACCGTCCCGGCCGGCGCTGCGCTGCGCGCACCGATATTCAACGCCCGCACCGACGCCGCGGTCAGCACCACCTCGTCCGCAGCCAGCTGGCTCGCCAGCGTCGTGGTACGATCCGCCGACTGCTGCCAGCTCCCCGCATCCACCGCCCCGAGCTTGATGTACAGCCCATCGTTCGCAACGGTGCCGTCGTTGGTGACGAACGCGAGCGTCCCGGCGGCATGGTGCAGGTCGGCGTTCATCGCCGCCACGCTCACGAACCCGATCGCCCCGGCCGCCTGCGCCGCTTGGACGGTACGCGCCAGCGCCAGCGCCGCGTTCGCCGCGTCGATCGCCGCCTGCTCACCGAGCTGCGCCGCGGTCGCGAGCGTGTTCACAGCCGCAATCGCTGCCATCGACGGCACCTTCACGTCGATGTCGACCTCGCGCAGGTACGGGGTGAACTGTGCGTTCATGGCCTCGGCGTGCGGCCACGTGTTCAGGTTGATGCTACCGGCGTCGAACGGCACCGTGATGTAGTACGGGGTCTGGCCCCCCTCGATCAGCTCGGTGACGCGGTAGGCCCACCCACGCACTGCGATCACAGGGTCGTCGGTGGCCGGCAGCACGACCGAGAGCACGCCCGCCACCAGCTGCCCCACGATCCGGGTGGCCAGCACGACACCGCCCGGCAGGCCCTCGATCTGCGGCGACTCGAACACCACCGTGCCGCGCGCAGGCTGGCTGTCGCGGCGGTAGTAGGTCGCGGTGATCGGTACTTGGGTCCAGCTGGGCGGGAAGGTCATGGAGGGCTCCGGGTGGCGGGGTCACCCCCGGAGTTACTTGGCGACCCAGCCGGTGTTGCCAGCACCCGATTCCTTCACGTACAGGGTGGTGCTGGCGCCGCCATTGGTGCGCAGGAACAGCGTGCCGACCGGCGCAGTGACCGCGGCCTCGGGGGTGCCGGCACCCGTCTGCACGAGCGCGGCAACAGCCGTGGCGGAGACGTAGGCTACCCAGCCGGTGTTGCCGGCGCCGGTTTCCTTGACATAGATCGAGGTGCCGGCACCGCCGTTGGAACGCTGGTAGACCGAGCCGACAGGAGCGGTAACGGCGCCCTCGGGCGTACCCGAGCCGCGGAAGAACACGGTGCCCGGGGAATTGGCGTAGTTGACCCAGCCGGTGTTGGTGTTGTCGCCGGTTTCCTTGACCCAGATCGTGTTGCCGGTGGCGGCATCGGTCTGGACGTACTTCTCGCCGATCTTGCCGGTGACAACGGAGTTCGGGGACCCCGTACCGAAGCGGGAGCGGACGCGCTTGAGGTCGACTTCCATCTGGCGGAAGTGGGTGTGTCCGGACATGACGTTTCTCCTAGGAGAGGTGAGGAGCGGGGTGGTTGCGTGGGTAAGACTGCGCGCTTTGTGTGAGGGGGTCAAGGGGTCGGCTCTGGTAGGCCAGTCCAAGTCGGCTGCGACCATCACCGTTCCGCGCAACCTCGATGCCGACGATTGGGAGATGGTCAAGATGATGTTGGAGACGTACATCATCCGCATGCAGAAGAGGAGTCCCAAGAAATGAAAAAGCCCGGCAAGCTCTGAATAGCTTGCCGGGCCAGATCACAAACTTTATAGCAATGCCCGTGTGGCGAAACTGGTAGACGCAGCGGTCTTTAAAACCGACTCCTGGCAGGGAAATTGCGGGTTCGAGCCCCGCCACGGGCACATCACACTTGCTGCTGACATGGTAGCGAGGGCGTCCCTCTGTCCCTACAAAGTCAGGTCGTGGCCGACTGCCGGATAGTAGCATTTCCGGGCCTTGTAGGCCAGTCCTGTACCTCAGTCCTTAAATCGGTATATGGAGGGGCTTGTTTTTTTCTGGGAAAAATCTCTGCGCTACGTAAAAGGGGGGTGCCGGCCCCTCAGCCTCGTGGTCCCTCATACCCCCCGGGTGGGGGCCTGTGCTCTTGGCTCACCGCATCGCACGCATCGTCTCCACGCGCTGCGGGGCCGTCAGCTCCGCGCGCGGTTATGCCGGGCATAACTACGTGGTTCCGTATAATGGTCTTACTGGAGCACATCCCGTGCACAGTGAACCCTTGGAGAACATCATGTCCGCCACGAAAACCCCGCTCGTTTCGTCGATTCAACCCGCGAATCCCAACGCGCCGGCATACATCGCGACTCCCGGTCACAAGCAACGCATGACCGAACAGGCTCGGGAAGCCGCTGCAATCCTCGCAGGTGAATCTGTGCTCGGTCGCGCGTACCTTATCGGCGTCCGCTCCGCCATCGCGCACGGCCCGCTGTTGCCCGCGGAGCGCGCAGACTTCACCGGAAAATGGGAAACGAAGTCTGCAACGGACAAGACGCTGGTACCGTCTGGCGCGTGCGATTCCTACGTGTCGCGCGTCAACACCGGACCGAAGGCAGCCAAGATCATTGGCCAGAAAAACGCGCTGGCGATCGTCGACTCGATCGAAAAGTCCCCGCCCATCGGGGTCAGGATGTATGAAGCCTGTGCGGTTGCGTTCCGCGCGATTGTCGCGGCCGCGAAGGACGACGGCGACACGACGAAGGCTAGCGCGCCGCAAGTCGTCGCGTTCACGGCCGCCGCGCGCGATGCGGTAAAAGCCCGCGTTGCCAAGCTCGCGAACGAGGACAAGACCGCGAAGACCACGCGCAAGCCTGCGACCACAGCCAGCGCCAGCGTCACGCTCGCACCGTGCGCTCTCGCGGTCGCCGATGCCTGCCGCAAGTCGGAATCGGAGCTGCCGTTCGCACAGCAGCGCGCCAGCCTGCGCGCGTTGTCAGTGCAATTCGAATCGCAGTGCAAGCAAGGCATGCCGAAGCAAACGGCCGCCGTTGTCGCGCGCATCTCCGCGAGCTTCACGACACTGTGCAAGGACTTCGGCGTTCTGGTACAGGCCGAAGGCAAGGACGCGGCGCCGCAGGACAAGCCGCAATCGCGCGGGCAAAAAGCGGCCGCAACGCGTCGCGCGAACCGCAAGTAGAATCTCCCCAGTGCGAACCCAGCCGGCCCTTCGGGGCCGGCTTTTTTGTGCCCGCGTTTTGACCCTCACGCGTTCCCTGCCTGTTGGGCTGGCACGGTGCTTGCATGGCAGCGCACACGCGCTTTGCGCCCCTATGCAAGCCGCGTGCCAAGTGCCAATCATGACAGTTGGTTCAAGTCGCCGCGTGTGCGTTCAGTATGGTGACGACCCGTTTAACGATAATCCTGTGGCGCCAACAACTGGGCAGCAGAATGGATAGATGTTAATTAACTAGGATTGGTGGGGTTTATTGGATAGACCCCTTCGATAAACTATGACAGTTTTTCGTAGTCGCGGGGTTTAGTGGCTTTAAGTTTTACATGTGAACTGTGCAGCGCGAAGTGGCGGCAGGCTCGGCAGATAAGGATAAATCATGTTATGCCTGGCATAACTGGCGTTTCAGGTGCTAAACCCAACTTCGCAGCGATCGGCTCGGTCTATCGGCAGTAATGGCAATCGGGTGGGTTAGGAGCCGGCAGAAGATTAAATAAAGCCCTATATATATAATACTATTACTAATAAGTGTATATATATATAGATGTTATTTAAAAAAACTGAAAACGACGCTCGTGTGAGAGTTTTAATTTTTGAATATATTGACTCACAAAACGCGTTTCGTACGCCATTCTACAGCCGAGTGCGAAATCAAGAACTCCTCATCTGTTTTTGAACTTTTTCCGCCATAGTAGATACAATGTAAATATGTTCCCCCAAACCCCCCAGATCCGCTAAACCTTCCACACCAATCCTAGCTTTCAATATTCCCCAATAAACCCAAATATTTACTCCGTACGACGAACACAGTTGAAACCCCTCAAACATCTGTTTGAACTCCTCCCACAAACGATTCCTTTGCCCTTTCCCAATTAGCACCGCATATTTCCAACTTCGGCCCCCAAACCAATTATTCCTTAATAAACAACCATATACGCTTGACACAAGCCTCTTGACATGCTATACTCCGCGCTAGAAGTGAGAGAAGTGCCTGCAAACCCACGCCATACAGCGATTCTGGAGTGGCCAACTTCGCTAACTTCTACGTCGCATGCACACAAGCCCGGCTGTGCACTCGATCTGTAGTTATGCCGGGCATAACCCTGCTGTACATTCAACCCATGGAGACACCCTCATGAACACGCATTCCGACCGCCACACGTTCCTCTGCCTCGACCCCTCGCTCAGCGTGGAGCTGGTGCAGCAGCCGCACCTCACGCGGGTGCACGACCGCTCGCCCGGTGCCGACGCGTTCCGCAACCTGCTGGGCACGATCGCACCCGATGTGCTCGACGCGCTCTGGGAGATGCACGGTGACAACCCGTCCGAGTTCTGCCGCTGCGTCCGCATGCTGACCACGCGCCGCGTCCGCTGACGCGGGCCGACCCCTCCATCCCCTGCGCGGTGGGGCGCGCACTACGAACCCTGCTTGGGAGTACAACCATGATCGCGCTTTACTACATCCTGTGGTACGCGTTGACGTACCTGTTGTGGGCGGTCGTCACCTATCGCATCGGCGCCCTGATCGTCGATGCGTACGACCGCAGCTGACCCACCCCCCATAGCGCATGGCATCCTGCTGTGCGCTTCACTGTGTCTGCTGCTGTTCCAACCCCACCCCGGTTATGCCGGGCATAACCCCACCTCCACAGTATGGAGAATCGAACCATGAACGCATCCTCGAACCTTCGTAACAACTCTGCGCGCAGGACCTATGTGCTCCTGCTGCGCATGACAGATCGCCGCGTCGCGCATGCCGTGGCGCAGCTGCACGCGCTGTACTCCCCGCGCATCCGCGTGCTGCTGTACGACAACCCGCTCACGGCCGAGTTCCACCGTGTGTACGACGAGTGGTCGGCCCAGCTGGACGCTGTGAACGCGGCGGCGATGGCCGATCGGCACTGGCTGCGGCTGTCGCTGATGAAGGGCGCGTTGGCGCCGCCCGAGCCCGTGTACGCGCCCAAGACGGCAGCCGTGCGCGCAGCGGCGCTGGACGCTGGCTGCACGGTGCGTGAGCTGCCGCTGTTCCGCTTGGCGGACGACTACATCGTCGACACGCAGCTGCTCGCAGCGTTCGGGGGAGCGTGCTGTGCGTAGGCGGCTGCTGCTCGACGGCACCGCTGCATCCGCGCTCGACTCGGCCACGCGCGACGTGCAGGAGGTGTTCGCGCGTCAGTACCTGCTCGTGTGCCTGCTTGTGCTGGCACATGGGCTCGACCCCGCCACCGCTTGGCAGGAGAGCACAGAGGGTTTGCGCGTGGCGGACAGCAGCAACCATCGGCCCGACTACGACGCGGAGGTCGACGTGGGTTTGAACGGCGGCAGGGCGACGCAGGGATGGTGGTATTCGTTCGAGGTTATGCCGGGCATAACCGAGGAGAGTGATCATGGCTAGGATCAACATGACGCCGAGGGTCGACAGCACGTACGGTGCACCGACGCACCACAGTAGGTGATATGCTGCACCACAAACTTCCAACCATGAGGGGAAAACCATGTACTCACACCTGACCCAAAGAAAGTCCAAGCTGTGGCTGTTCGACCTGACCGGCCGTTACTGGTTCGTCGAGGTCGAGTCCGGACGCGCGGTGATGATCGAAAACGCGGACAACGACTCGGACTACCAGATCCCGCCCGGCCGCATCCAGCTGTTCGCTACGGACGGCAACGACAACGTGGAGCCGCTGTCGGCGCTGCTGCACGACCAGCCGGTGCGGATCACCTCGCATGGGTACATCATCGTGCACGACGAGCGCGGTGCCGACTACCTGCTGCGCCTGCTCAAGCCGGTCGACCCGGCGCGGCTGGAGTGGACGTGGCAGCGATGGCTGACCACGTTCCTGATGATGGGCGTGCTCGTGTTCGGGTTCGTGCTCGCGACCCAGCGCGCGTTCGAGATCGCGGTCGGCGCGTCGCTGCCGGTGCATTGACGTGTCGGTCGCCCATGAAGTGTCGTGGCTGGAGCTGCGCGTGATGGCGGCGCAGCTGGGCATGCGCGAGGTGTTGCAGGTGTTCGCCAGCACGGCCAAGCCGACGGGTATCTGGGTCGACAGCAGGGCTGTCGTGGGCTGCTGCATGGGGTTGGTCGACTGGCAGGCGCGCACGTGGGAGCGCATCGAGGACATGTACACGCTCTCGGACTACGTGCTCAAGGCGCGCGTGCTGCGGTTCGACGAGATACCCTCGTCGATGCAGACGCAGATGTGCGACCCGTGCGGCAGGTATCTGAACGTGCATCCGGGTTGGGATCATGCGCGTGCGAAGCTGCTGGAGTTCTCGCGCGCAGGGAGGTTGCCATGGTAAAGCATGACAGTGGCGCGCTCCTGCTGGCGCGCACGCAGGAGAACGGTGGCGCGGGCGAGTTCCTCGACGAGCTCACCCTCGCCGTGTTCCTCGCCCAAGCTGACCCGCGCTCGCGCGTGCACGTCGCGATGCGGGCCATCGACCATCACGTCGTGTACTGCATCCGGCACTTTGCGATCGTGAACGGTTTCCTGCAGCAGGGCAGCGGTACGCCCTACGAGACCAACGCGCTGGCCGACTACAAGGCGTGCCGGCCGGATGGGATGCTGGTGTTGCGTCGGCACGAGCAGGCGCTGGAGTTCCTGCGGAGCCACAACAAGCTGAAAGTGTTGTGCGTGTACCCGCTGGACGAAGGTCCGCGGTGCGTCCGCTGCACGCCGCCGGTTATGCCCGGCATAACGAAGGGAGTTTGAACCATGATGCAGAAGAAAGGCAGGCTGCCCACCCTCGACGACCTGACGCTGGCCGTGCTCGCCACGCAGGCGCTGCCGACGCACATCGTGGTGTTCTCGCGGCCTGAGAGCACGACGGTGCGCAGGCTGTGCACGAAGCACTTCATGCAGCGGATGCAGGGTTACTACAACACGCCGCCGGGCGTGCTTACGCTACGTCGAACGTGCGACATCATGGCCAGCAAAGGCTGGTACGTGCACAACATCGTGCCCGGCTGTGCAGATTCATGCTGCCCCTGCCAGAAAGCTGCATACGGCAAGCGCGGCATGCGGCTGAGGCTGGCGAAGAACGAGCGGGACGCGGTGCGGTTCGCGAGTCTGCCGACCGGCAAGAACGCTGTGCTGTCTAAGTATGGCAGGAGCGCCGGCTGGGTTACGTCCACGTACCGCACGCCGAGGACATACTGATGAACGACCTCGAACTCGCTGTTGCGGTGGCGCAAGCCGAGCCATCGGACATGGTGGTGTACCGGCGCGGGAAGGATCCATACCCGGGATTCGATCCGCTCGACCGCCACTGCTTCGCCCACTTCATGGTGCAGGTGGTGAGCGGAGCACCGCTCAATGGTGACCCCGTGCAGCACGTACTGTGGCGCGTGCACAAGTGCGACTGGAGGGTCACAAGCATCTGCAGGAACGCGGCGTACGCCTGCACGCTGTGCCACGAGAAGATCATCCAGCAGAAGGATCCGCTGTGGGAGGTAACGGCCTCATGGCAAAGCCGGCTCAAGGGCTAGACCCGCTCACGTTTGCGGTGGAGTGCGCGCAGCGTGGCGGTGCGGAGAAGTGCGTGTTCCTGTTCCCGGCAGGGCTGCGGGTTAACGTCCTTGGAACAGAGGCGCTGGCCAAGCCAACGTGGTACTGCCTTCGCCACATCCCCGGCGTAATGCTGGGGGCTGGTCTGCGCTATGGCCCGGGCGCAGTAGCAGCGCATCTGCTGGACAACCAGACGCAGCTGTTCCCTGTTCTGGAGGTTGACTACAAAGACGGGTTGTATGTACGTTGTGCAAGCTGCCGGTAGTTATGCCCGGCATAACTTTCAAACCATGAGGAGTGTGTGATGGATACTTACACCGATGCACAGATGCGCCTGATCGACGAGCATCGCGACATCAACGTCGACTACGAGAGCTGGAGCTCGTACATCACCGACGCGTTCAAGGAACTGCTGACCAAGTTCGGCATCCCGGTGAGCGACGTGTACTGGTCCGGGTTCTGGAGCCAAGGCGACGGCGCGAGTTTCGACACCAACGGTGCGTTCACCATCGCGGATCTGGTGGATGCGTGGGAGCTGCGCAAGTTCGAGGCCGTGCACTGCTCGGACAGCGAGGGTGCACGAGAGCTTGCGTGGTTCGTGGAGCCGCCCAAGGACTACCCCCTGCTCAAGCTGCTGCAGGATCAAGCGCAGCACTACGCACTCAAGTACGCCGCGTATCTGATGGTTAAGGAAACGCGCGACGTGATCGAGCAATGCGAGTTCAGGGTCAACGCGCGCAGCAACCACTACTCGCACAGCGGTACGATGTTCCTCGACTGGGAGGACCGTAACACGTGGCGAGAGGACGACAACTCAGGGCTGGACGAGGATGTGCACAACAGCCTGTGCGATCTGCTGGCCGACGAGGAAAAGCCCCTGCAAGACTGGCTCCGTGAACTCGCCGACGCGCTGTACCGTGAGCTCGAATCCGAACACGAATACCAGACCAGCGACGAGCAGGTTTGGGAGAGTATCGTCGCCAACGACATGCACCTCGATCTTGAGGACGATGACGCTGACGAAGATGAAAGTGCGACACAGCCTGCCATCCCGGCAGCAGCCTAACCAACTCAGGAGTTAAAACCATGCCGTCTCCCAACCTTGCCGCGAATGTTCCCGCGGTCGAATCGGTGCTCAGGACCTTTCGGTTCAAGACCTACACCGACCTCGCAACCACCCGCACCATCCTCGGGGAGCAGATCCGCCTGTCGATGCAGCACCCCGAGGCGTACCAGATCCCGATCGACCAGCTGTGCCCGGAGCTCTCCAGCGGGCAGGTGCCCGCGCAGTTCGTGCATCCGTGGAACATCGCGGCGGCACTGATGAACGTGTGCGTGTCGGGCCTGCGGTTCGGTGGCGACAACCTCGCGCCGCAGGAGGACCTGCAGGTGTACGTGGGCGAGTGGACACGCCTGCAGGACTGCACGTTCCCCAGCGCGGTGCTGGCGAAGCACGAGGACCCGAAGCCCAAGCTGCCGGTCGCCACGGCCAGCGAGGTGGTGCAAAGCACGCTTGCCGGGGATGACAGTTCGACCGGCGGCGAGCCCCTCCAACCCGAGTTGCTCGGCGCCGACGGCCTGCCGAATCCGTCGATCCACGCCGAGCGCACGGGCCAGACCGGGCGTCCGCAGAAGTCGCCGTTCACCAAGCAGCTGCGCGAGCGGTCGAAGGTGGGCGCCGAGCCGTTCTGGATGGCGCACTTGCGCGTCTCATTGAAGCGGATCTTCACCCGCTCGCCGGCAGCGGCGGTCGACCCGAGCAGCGACGGCGTGGGTCCGGTGCAGACTTACATGGCACTGGTGCAGCTGCTGCAGATCGCGCTGGCCGATGTGCCGGGCCACGTCACCGCTGCGCAGTTGAAGCATTACCTCGCCACGATCGACGCGCAGGTGGCGGGGATCCAAGACGCGAAGGCGGCCAACCAGCTGCGTCGCGCGTTGTTCTCCAAGTAACTCCACGGGCATGGACGCCCTCTCGTAAGGAAAACCATGAACACGACCGCATCAGCGGCCGACTTCCAGAGGCTGAACCCGCAGCTGCAGGGCTCGATCATCGAGCTCCTGCAGGTGTGCCAGCGCAACTGCATGACCTGCCGTTGCGAGCTGGTCGGACGCGACTTCATCATCGTCGTGGGCCGAGGATTCAGTTCCCCGAAGTACTGGCTGGACATGTACGAACGAGCGTAGTCTTGACATAGCCATACTATGTACACATTGGGCAGCCTTGCCCGATGTAACCCCATGATCTACCCCGCCCGGTTATGCCGGGCATAACCAAGGATTACAAACCATGAGCAGGATCAATGCCATTCCCTCGACCGAACTCGCCACCCTGATCCGGGTGTTCTTCCTCGCCAAGCGCACGATGTACGCCGTCGGCAAGCCGGGCATCGCCAAGACCGCGATGGTCCGCAAGGGTTGCGAGGATGTCGGCAAGGCGCTCGGCAAGCCCTTCGTGGTGCGCGAGCTGCATCTGGCCAGCATGTCCGAGGTGGACATCCGCGGCTACCTGATCCCCGACGGGGACGACAGCAAGTTCACCAAGCCCGAGTTCTGGCGGGTGGTGGAGGCCAACGAGTACGGGTGCCTGTTCCTCGACGAGTTCCCGCAGGCGCCGCACGAAGTGCAGAAAGCCGTCGCGCCGCTGATCCTTGAGCGCCGCATCGGTGAGTGGTATCTGCCTGACGGCTGGATGGTGGTGTGTGCCGGCAACAGCATCGAGGACAACAGCGGTGCGAACTCGCTGCTGGCGCACGTCCTCAACCGCATGAGCCGCATCGAGGTGTGTGCGCCGGACGTGGACGAGTGGATCACGTGGGCTGCGCAGAACAACCTGCCGCCCGAGCTGATCGCGATCGCGAAGCTGCGCCCGGACATCGTGTTCAATTCCGACATCCCGTCGGAGCCCGACACGCCCTACTGCACCCCGCGTTCTCTCCACGCGTTGGGCGACATCGCCAACGCCTACACGGGTGGTCTGGTCGAGATGGTGGCGTGCCCGACGGGCATATCCATCCTCAACGGCACGATCGGGCAGGGGCCGGCGGTCGAGGTCGCTGCGATGGTGCGCACCTCCATGCGCCTGCCGTCGTATCAGGACGTGATGGCCGACCCGGAGAAGTGCCCCGTGCCGACCAAGCAGGACGAGGCGTACGCGATGGCGATGCTGGTGGCCGTGCGCGGCGATGCGAAGCGTGACGCGGGCAAGCCGGTGCAGTACCTCGGCCGGTTCCCGCCGAACATCGCGCTGGCCGGGATCATGCCGCTGATCCGCAGGGACGGTGAGTTCCTCAAGACCAAGGAGATCGCGCGGTGGGTGATCGCGAACAAGGAGATCACCAACAAGTTCCGCCACTACCTGACGCTGGCGAAGGGGAAGTGACATGAAAACCGTGATCCTCAACGAAGCCTACATGCCTGAGGACGTGTGGGTCCCCAACCCGCTGGGCGTCCAGCGGTTCGAGGAGGGCGTGCAGGCCGTGCTGCTGTCGCAGCCGTTCTTCGCGTCGCTCCTGATGAAGATGAACCATCAGGCCAAGCCGTGCGGCACCGCGGGCGTCAACGGGCGCGACCTGATGTACGACCCGGAGTTTTTCGCCAAGATGGACATGGACGAGGCGATGTTCGTGGTGTGCCACGAGGTGCTCCACTGTGCGTGGGACCAGCTGCACCGCGCGCAGGCGTATCACACGGCGAACGTCGGCCCGGATGGGCAGGAGTACGACCATCAGCTGTTCAACATGGCGATGGACTACCCCGTGAACGCATCGCTGGTGGAGTCGTGCATCGGCAAGGTGCCCAAGTTGGTGCAGTGCTGCCTCGACCAGAAGCGGTTCCCGTCGAGCATGACGCCCGAGGAGGTGTACTGCGAGCTGAAAAAGGACCAGAAGAAACAGGGCGGCAAGCTGGGCAACGGACCCCCGGGACCGGGCGAGCCGGGCGGGCATCAGGTGCTCGACCAGCATGGTGAGCCGTCCACGGACCCGCAGTCGATCACGGCAGCGGACGTGCAGCAGGCAGCGAACCTGTGCGAGGCGCAGCGCGGCACCCTGCCGGCGGGCATCGACCGCCTGCTGGGCCAGATCAAGCGCCCGCCTGTGAGCCCGTGGCGGCGTTTGCGGCAAGCGGTGGTCACCTCCCTCAAGGGATACGACTCGACGTCGTGGCGGCGCCTGCACCGCACCCTGATCGTGCGTCGGATCGGAGTCCCCGGCCGGATCGCGCACGGGTCCGGGACGATCGGGATCGTGGTGGATACGTCGGGCTCGATCGGCGAGGCGATGCTGAACCTGTTCGGCTCGCACATGGCGGCGATCATCGACGACGCGCGTCCGGAGAAAGTGTTCCTGTACTGGACCGACGCGGCGATGCACAGGCGGGACGAGGTGAAGTCCTCGACCGCACTGCGCTCGCTGCTGACCAAGCCGGTGCCCGGTGGTGGCGGCACCGACATGCCCGTCGGCGTGCGCTGCGCGGAGGAGGACAAGTGCGACTGCGTGGTGGTGCTCACGGACGGCTACACCCCGTTCTGTGGCTCCAAGAAAAAGCTGGTGTGGGCGATCACCTCGCACAACGTCAGCGCCCCGAAGGGTATGGGAGAAACCATCCACATCACCTGAGTTATGCCCGGCATAACCCGGCTCCCTCGGAGCCGGGTCTTTCAACCATGATCTAAACTATTGGAGAATCACATGGACCTCGCAAACCTGAACGACCGCGCCTCCCTCGTCTACCTGCGCATCGGCGCGTGGTCGGCACGCAAGCTCGACCGCACGGCCACCAAACACGTGACCGACGACAACGGCGCTACCGCGGACGCCGCGCGCGTGAACAAGCACCTGCTGGCCAACGCCGACAAGCAGCTCAAGGACATCCAGAAGATCGGGTCCGAAGCGCGCCGCTACGTCGAGTCGTGCACGCTGCCGTGGGACGACGCCGGCAACCGGCTGCTGCCGAACGAAGCCACGCTCGAAACCGTGACCCAGCTCACCGGGTACGAGCACCAGTACAACGACGCGGTGGCCGAGTTCATCGACCTGTACCCGGACCTGCGCGAGCAGGCGAAGCTGGCGCTGGGCACGCTGGCCAACGACGACGACTACCCGCCGGCCGAGGCGATCCGCGACAAGTTCTCCTACCGGCTGAGCTTCAACCCGGTGCCGGTGAAGTTCAACGACCTGCGCACGGGGCTATCCCCGGAGCAGGCCAGCGCGATCAGCCAGCACTTCGAGGCGAACGCCAAGCGGCAGGTGCGTGACGCGCTGACCACGGCGTGGAAGCGCCTGCAGGAAAACCTGATGCGCTACAGCGACCGCCTCAAGATCAAGGACGACGGGTCGGGCAAGATGGAGGTGTTCCGCGACTCGATGGTTGAGGGCATGCGCGACACGTGCAGCATGCTCAAGGCGATGAACGTGTTCGACGACGACGATCTGGAGCGCATCCGGATCGAGGTCGAGCGCGAGATCTGCCAGTTCGACGCCGACCAGCTGCGCGGGAACCAGCTGCTGGCCATGAGCGTGAAGTCGAAGGCCGACGACATCCTCGCCAAGATGCGCGAACATCTGGGCCTGTGATGCTGCAGTCCTTCATCGACTCGGTGAGGGAACAGGTGAGGCTTCGGCCTCACCTGTCGGCGTTCGTCCCCTTGATCCATAAACTGCCGGAACACATGGAGTGGAAGTCCAAGCAGACGGCGGTGGCGTTGTGCGCGGACTCCGTAGTGCTGTGCCACCGGGGGCTGCCGTACCCGGCTGCGCTGGAGACGCTGCGCACGGCGATGGCGCGCGACCGCTTGAAGATGCGGGCGGTGCGGCTGATGAACCAGCAGCAGGCGCTTCAAGCGTTCGGCCCGGTAGGCGGCCTGATCATGCAGGCACTCGATGACCCGGAGGATGACCCGTACCTGCACGCGCTGCTGATGGCCGTGGAGAAACCTTACGGGGAGCGTGAGCCGGTGTTCGGTCGGCACACCTACACAGAAAGTTATGTGTCCATGCCGGTAGGGATGAAAAGCGAGTGGCAGGTGGGGCTTATCGAGCGCATCTCGCTTGACCGTGCCAAACTACTTTACAATGCGGCCACGAACGGGCAACATCTGAAACCTGAGTTCTGTGTGGGAGTGAACAATGAAATCTTTGAAGAAGATCAACAAGCGATACGGTAAGCTCTCGGTGCTGTCCGAGGACACGGTGGACGGGCGCCGCACGGCGCTCGTCCAGTGTTCGTGCGGTCAGCAGAAGCGGGTGATGGTCGACGCCCTCACAGCCGGCCGCACGCGGTCGTGCGGCCGGTACGAGTGCAAGTACGGCAAGGCCAAGCGCGTGAAGGGTTACACCCCGACCGGCTCGCGCACGCTGCCGCTGGGAAAGATCCAAGAGGCATGGGATCTGACCACGCGGCTGGTGGACCGCAAGACCACGCCCGAAGCGTCCAAGCGCCTGCGGGTGCCCGTCCACAGGGTCTATGCGGTGATCCGCAGCGTGCGTCGGGCGGGCGGCATCGACCAGTACATGAAGGCAGTAGGTGCACCCGGTTGACCCCGGGTGCATCATGACAGTTCATTGATCAGGAGAGCCGTGCCATGGCACCCAAGCCCCGCAACTACAAGCGCGAAGATGCGATGTACGAGGACAACCCCGTGCAGGTGAAAGAGCGCGAGAACCGGAACACGGCGCGTCGACAGGCCGAGAAGAAAGGTCAGGTGCACAAGGGCGACGGGCTGGAGGTCGACCACAAGGACGGCAACCCGCTGCACAACAGCCCGAAGAATCGGCAGATCCTCACGCGTCACGCCAACAGGAAGAAAGCCTGATGCCATTCAACTGCCCGTGTCCAAAGTGTGGCAGCGGGCGGTGGGCGCACAGGGATGCTTCGACACCCCAGTACTACGCACAGGCTGTGTGGTGCCTTGACTGCAACTTCACGATGCCTGTTGACGACTGGCCCAAGTCCGAGACGTTTGTACCACCACGAACTGTTTACCCGAGGAAAAAATGAACCCGATCATGAAGTACTTCGCGTACCAACACGCGTACCAACACCTGCCAGACAAGTTGCAGGGAGTGAGCAAGCCGTTCTTCGATCTGGCGTGGACGATGGATGCAGCCATGCCGGACAGCCCCGAGAAGTCGGCAGGCCTGCGCAAGCTGCTCGAAGCGAAGGACTGCTTTGTTCGGGCATCGCTGCCGTGAGCCGCGAAGCGTGGCAGCAGCGCGTTGTCGACGAGCAGGCGGAGCTCGACGAAAAGATCCTGCTGCTCGGGAACTTTTTCGGCACACCAACCTTCGCTGGGCTGAGTCCGCTGGAACGAGCGCGCATGTGCAACCAATACGAAGTGATGCAGCGTTACAGCGAGATCCTCGGAGACCGCATCAACGCATTCTAGTTATGCCGGGCATAACTGATGTCACACAGCGATATTTAAGAGAGTTGTGTCTACCGTAGCTGGGAGAGAGCTATGCCGCAGAAACGATCACCCCTACGGGACTTGGCCGTAGGGCAGCGAGCCGCGTACTTCCCCACCGGGGCAGATACGCTGGAGAAGTTGTACGAACGCCTCGACAAGGCGCGCGAGAACCTCAAGCGTCGGCTCGGCTGGGTGTTCGAGATCCACACCCAGAAGCAGCAGGGCGTTGTCGTGGTCGAGCGCCTCGACCACACCCTGCCGCGTCCGGCGCATTGCCGCCACCACCGCAAGCTCACAAAGGCGGAGCTGGCGAATCCACAGCTGGTGGCGCTGGTGCATGCCGCTCGCGATCGGGTTGCGTCAGAAAACGACTACTACGGGCATAATTCAGATCTGGTGGAAGCGCTGCAGTTCTACAAGGACATCCCGTGAAACTCGCAGGCGTGGTCCTCGACGCATGGAAGCTGGACATCTTCAAGCGCCACCTTGACGCTGCTGGGTTCGATTACACGCAGCAGCCCGGGATAACAGACGGCACGCTGATCCTGAAAGTTAGCTACGAGTGGGTGTTTGAACTACAACCCATCATTGAAGCTGCAAACGCCGAGTGCGCAGCGAAAGGAAAGCCATGACAGTCATCGCTTACAAAGCCGGCATCCTCGCTGCGGATCGCCAGACGTCGATGCACAACAACCCGACTACCAAAGTCCGCCGCATGAAGAACGGCGATCTGGTGGGTGGGTGCGGATCTGCTGCAGGCGTGCTGGCGCTGCTGGATGCGATGGACGCTCCGGTCGGAGCCACACGCAACACCGCTGAGCTGATGAAGGACTACAAGGGCGACGATCTCGTGTCTGGGATCCTCGTGCGGAAAGCGGACGGCAAGGTGTTTTCCTGCGAGTGGCCGTTTACGCACAACATTCCGATCGAGCTGCCGTTCTTTGCGCTCGGCTCCGGGCGCGAGTACGCGATGGGCGCCATGGCTGCCGGCAAGTCCGCGCAGCAGGCAATCGAGATCACCTCGATGTATGAGTCTAACTGCGGCGGCGGCGTGGACTACCTGCACCTGTGCGGAGAAACTGCATGAGCAGCGTGCGCGAGCAGCCCGTGCCTACCGAGGGGGCCGAGGGCGACCTGCGCGAGGGTGGCTACATCGACGAGATGGTGCCGAGCCCTAAGCCCCCGTTCGAGCAGATCGTGCGCCGTCGCTATGGCGACTGGGTGAAGTTCAACGGCAAGTGGGTGTGGAGGAATCGCAAGTGAACCCTGCCGACCTCCCGCTCGTCCTCGACGAGCTCACCAAGACCTACCCGGCGATCGTGCCGCACATCCGCGTGCTGACCCAAGCGCGCGACACCCCGTTTGCGGCAGCCGCCACGGAGCTGCTCAGCGCCCTGCTGGTGGCCTTCGACCGCGGACAGCAGTACCGCTGGCAGCTCAGGGATCTGTTGGAGCTGCGCGGCGGATGCGTTTACGCTCAAGCCATATCCACCGCTCACGGCAGAAAAGTGTGCGCAATGGCTGGATGCAAAGTTCAGTCGGCATGGCGAGGACGAAGATCGTCAATGCGCCGCCATGATTCGTAGATTCGCCGCCCCGCAGCCCTACGCGTTGGTCGCCGCCCGCCAAGAGGTCACGGATGCGATGGTGGAACGTGCTCGCGCTGCATGGGTTGGCGCTGACCATAGCGAAGCGTGGACGAAGGATTATCTTGCATTGGTGCGAATGCGCGCCGCCCTAACCGCCGCATTGAAGGAGAATGATAAGTGAGCCATTCTAACGCCGACATAGCGCGCAGGCTTCTGTCCTACACAAACCGCAATGTGCTGCTAGGCAACCCAGATGATGTACTGCTGCGTTTACTCAAGGATGCTGCGGCAGCACTCCAAGCCACAGCATTCCCGCATGTTCCGGATGCGGTCGATTCAGTCGATGCGAAGCGTTATCGCTGGCTGCGAACGCAGCCGGTAACAATCGACCACGGACGGATCGCTCCGGTACGCCCCGACAAACTGGATGCAATGATCGACCGTGAAACAGCATCACGGGAACCGAACGCACGCAATGCGTAACGGACCGCGAGTCCTCGGTACGCAGGTCCGCTCCGAGCGGTTGCGCCGAGCGCACGGAAAGCCGCAAAACTTTTGCGAGTTGCGGTTGGCGACGTGCAGAGCCGGAATAAATACCCGGCACAGCGGGAGGATGTCCCGCACTAAACTCGACGCCGCCCTATCGAAAGGAGAGAAGTCGTGAGCGACTTGAAGGCTGCAAGGCTGGCGTTGGTAGAAATATCCGCACTCTCCGCACAGTTTGCAAAAATGGTGCGGGACCGCAGGCACGCTAAGTTGCCGCCTATTTCCGATTTTGAACTGGACGCGGCAGCATTCTTCAAGACGCACGGCCCCACCATCCTCCGCGCACTCGAACAGCGCGAAGGGTGGCAGCCGATTGAGAGCGCGCCGAGGGATGGGATGCCAATCTTGGTCTGTAGGTATGAGGGCGGAGTCGTGTGGTGGATTTGCGCATCTAAGTATCACAAACCAGTTGGGTTCTACGGACTACACGGCGATGCAATAGGAACGCCGACCCACTGGCAGCCACTCCCCGCAGCGCCCAACCCGGAGGGATCGACGGAATGATGCTCAGGATCGTATCGCCGCATTTCGTTGCCGGGATCGTTCGCGGCGGACTTTGCGCGCCGATCATCGGCTACATGAGGGGATGGACGTTCGCGCAGATTCGAGACTACTGCGTCCGCAAGAACTGGACTGTTGAGGTGATGCCATGACCGACGCCGAACTGCTGGACGCGCTTGCGGGGATGCTATGAGCCTGATCACCATCGACTTTGAAAGTTTCTACGACTCCGACTTCGGATTCTCCAAGCTGACAACGGAGGAGTATGTCCGTGACCGTAGGTTCGAGGTCATCGGTTTCTCGATCAAGGTCGATCGCGCGCCTGCCGTGTGGTACACAGGCGATCACGCGTACCTGCTGGGCGTGCTCCAAGGCTATAACCTCGAACAGCATGCCGTGTGCATGCACAACGCGATGTTCGACGCGGCGATCCTGCACTGGATCTACGGCATCAAGCCAAAGCTGATCATGGACACGATGGCGATGGGTCGCGGGCTGGTCGGGCTCGACACCTCCTGCTCGCTCAAAAAGCTGGGTGAATACTTCAAGCTCGACCGTGCCAAGGGCACCGAGGTCGAGGACTTCAAAGGCTACCGGCGCGGCATGTTCACCTCCGAGCAGCTCGCCCGCTACGGTGCGTACTGCTGCAACGATACCGAGATGACGTTCGACCTGCTGCAGATCCTGCTCCCGCACATGGTGCAGGGCGAGATGGAGCTGATCGACTGGACGGTGCGTTGTTTCACCGAGCCCAAGCTGGTGCTCGACGCCGACCTGATCGACGTGGAGTACCGCGCGTTCATGGCGCGGCGCGACGGCCTGCTGCTCAAGTGCGGCATCAGCGACGTGAGCGTGCTGCGCAGTGACGACACGATGGCAGACTTCCTGCTGGCGCTGGGCATCGAGCCGCCCACGAAGTACTCCGTCGCGCAGGAGAAGATGGTGTGGGCGTTCGCGAAGTCCGACACGGAGTTCATGGACCTGCGCGAGCACTCGGACGAGCGTGTCGTGGCACTGGTCGAGGCCCGGCTGGGCAGCAAGACCTCGCAGGTGCAGACGCGTCTGGAGCGGTTCCGCGGCATCGCCAGCCGCGGCCCACTGCCCGTGCCGCTGGTATATGCCGGCGCGACACCCACAAGGCGCTGGGCGGGCACCGACAACATCAACCTGCAGAACCTGCCGCGCGGTACGAAGGAAAACCCCAGCGCGCTGCGCCGTGCGATCAAGGCACCGCCGGGCAAAAAGATGGCGGCGCCCGACCTTTCACAGATCGAGCTGCGCGTGAACGCGTGGCAGTCAGGGCAGACCGACGTGCTGCACCTGCTGCGATCGGGGGGTGACAGTTACGCCGACATGGCCACCGCGGTGTTCGGCTACCCGGTCACGAAGAAAACCCACGAGCTCGAACGGTTCATCGGCAAGTCGGCCGTGCTCGGCTGCGGGTACGGCTGCGCTGGCTTGAAGTTCCAGACCATGCTCAAGATCGGCGCACGCCGCGAGGGCAAGACGTTGCAGGACGAGTCCCTGCCGTTCGCGCAGAACGTGGTCGACATCTACCGCGCGAAGAACTCGCAGATCAAGAACTTCTGGTACACCGCCGACCGTGCGCTGGAGACGATCGCGCTAGGCGGGCGCTGCATGATAGGGCCGTACGAGGTCCGCGACCACAAGGTGTGGCTGCCGAACGGGAGCTACCTGTATTTCCCTAACCTTTCCTACCGGGAAAAGACCGGCAAGAACGAGCAGGGCTGCGAGTGGATGTACGAGCGGATCCGGTTCCGCAGCCGGGTGGCGACGAAGATCTACGGTGCCAAGCTGGTAGAGAACATCACCCAAGCCGTGGCCCGGCTGTTCATCACCGACGCCCTGCTGCGCCTGCAGACCGTGAAGTACGCCGACGGGCGCCCGGTGTTCGACATCGTTATGTCCGTACACGACGAGCTGGGTGTACTCTGCGAGCAGGGACTGGACGACAAGTGGATCATGGAGGTCATGAAGTGGGCGCTCACCACGCCGCCGGCATGGGCTCCGGACATCCCGCTGGACTTCGAGTGCAACATCGGCCAGTGCTATGCAGACTGCAAGTAGTATGGTATAGTTGTATGGAACTGAGGGGGCGCTGCTAGTAAGGTTTCTAGCATTGGAACTTAAAGTCCAGTCACTTAGCGGGTTCGATTTCCGTCGCCTCCATCACCTTGAAGGGTAGTAATGGCCACCAAGCCCATCGTTGCATGGTCCCACAGCGTCATCGAGATGTTTGAGAACTGCCCGCGCAAGTATTGGGCGGTGCGGATCCAGAAGTGCGTGAGCGACGTGAACAACTTCAACCTCGGCGGCGACGTCGAGCACGATGCCCTGATGCACTACATGAAGCAGGGGCTGCCGCCGCCCGAACGGCTGCAGCCGCTGATCCCGCTGATGGACAAGATCCGGTCTGCGCCGGGCCAGCTGTACGTTGAGCACAAGATGACGCTCGACAACGACTTCATGCCCTGCGGCTTCAAGGACTGGGACCGTGCGTGGGTGCGTGGCGCGGCTGACGTGATCAACGTCAACGGCGACCACGCCAGCTACTTCGACTGGAAGTCGGGCAAGGCGAGCTACCCGAAGGAATCGCAGATCGAGTTGACCAGCCTGCTGATCTTCGCGCACTTCCCGCACGTACAGTCCGTGAGCGGCGGGCTGGTGTTCTACCGGCACAACAAGATCCACCCGCTGGTGGTGCGCCGTGGTGAGGCGCCTCTGCTGTGGAACAAGTTCCTGACCACCGTGAAACAGATCGAGGAAGCGATCCAGACCAAGACGTTCGAGCCGACGCCGAACCCGTTGTGTGGGTGGTGTCCCTACGCGAAGTGCCAGTTCAACACGAACAAGAACCTGCCGCCGCAGACATGACCAAGCCGCCCGAAGCGCAGTTCAAAAAGCACATCAAAAAGATGGTGCAGCTTGCGCTGATCGGGCGGCAGCTGCACTCGAAGCTGGTGTGGTCGGCAGGCTCGGCGTTCGGCGGTGCAGACACGCTGGACCTCACAGGTGTCATCGCCGGCCACCCGGTGGCTATCGAGGTCAAGCGGCCGGACGGTAAGGGCCAGCTCACGACGCGACAGAAACTGTGCCTGCGCGAGTTCCACGATGCAGGTGCGTTCGCGATGGTGATCGAGGACGATGTAACGCTACAGTTCTTTATTGATTGGATCGGCAACCTCAACCCACGTTCCTCCAACGTAGGACTTCCACAACTCACATGAACGGCATCACTCCGATCCCGTACCGCGAGCACCTGCTGATCCCGGCAGACAAGCGCCTGCTGACGCTGATCCCGCACGCCCAGACGCTCATGCACGAGGGTCGCGAGGTGATGATCGTGCCGCACAGGGTCGACGAGACGCAGGTCCTGCGTAACCTCGGCTACGACGTGCGCCCGCCGGTCATGCTGAACTACGACTGGTGCGGCTCGCGCCCGTTCGACACCCAGCGCGTGACCACCGCGCTGATTACCATGCACAAGCGGTGCTATGTCCTCAACGGCATCGGCACCGGCAAGACCCGCTCGCTGCTGTTCGCATTCGACTACCTCAAGCGCATGGGCGAGGTCACCAAGATGCTGGTGGTGGCGCCGCTCTCGACGCTGCGGCTGACGTGGCTGCGCGAGATCACCCTGATCTTCCCGCACCTCACCGCGCAGGTGCTGCACTCCAGCGGCGGCAAGGCGAGCCGGCTCAAGGCACTGGCGAAGGACGCGGACATCTACATCATCAACCACGACGGCGTGGAGGTGATCCAGAAAGAACTGCTGGCACGTACCGACATCGACATGCTGGGCCTCGACGAGTGCTCGGCGTACAAAAACCGCACCACGGATCTGTGGAAGTCGATGCACGTGCTCAGCCGCGGCTACAAGCGCGTGGTAGGGCTCACCGCTACTCCGGTCACGACAGCGCCAACGGACGCCTTCGGCCAGCTCAAGATGATCACGCCGGGTAACTGCCCACTCTCGTACACAGGCTTCCGCGACGAGACCATGCTCAAGCTCACCGCATTCAAGTGGGTGGCGCGCAAAAACGCGATGGAGACGATCCACAGGCGCATGCAGCCGGCGGTGCGCTTCACCCGCGACGAGTGCTACGACCTGCCGCCCTGCCAGACGGTGACCCGCACCGTGGCGCTCTCGCAGCAGCAGAAGTCGTACTACACCGAGATGGCGAACGAGTGTGCGATCGAGATCGCATCGGGCAACGTCAAGGCGGTCAACGAAGCCGATCGGATCAACAAGCTGGTGCAGATCGCGCTGGGTGTGGTGTACGACGTGAACCGGAACCCGATCCGGCTCGACTGCGCCAGCCGCTTGGCCGTGCTCAACGAGATGATCGCCGAGTCGAACTCCAAGACGATCGTGTTCACGCCCTACAAGTCCTCGCTGGCCATGCTGCAGGACTTCCTGTCGAAACACTGGTCTGTAGAGGTGATTTCGGGCGACGTAGCAGCTGGCAAACGTGAGCAGATCTTCACCCGGTTCATGCACGCGCCGGACCCGCACGTGCTGCTGGCGCACCCTGCCACGATGTCGCACGGATTGACCTTGACAGAAGCATCCACAGTAGTATGGTATGGACCTCCGGGCTCTGCTGAGGAGTACCAGCAGGCGAACGGTCGCATCTCCCGCGCGGGTCAGCGCCATGCACAGTTGATCGTGCATCTGGCCGCTACCCGCATGGAGCAACGTATCTACACCCGCCTCGAAAAGAACATGTCCATGTCGGGCCTGCTGCTCGACATGTTCGAGGCCCAAGAATTGAAGGAGTTGCTGTGAGGGCTGACATCATCGCTGCAATCGAGAACCTGCCGCTCGACACGGCATTCATCGGCGCCATCGTCACCGGCAATCCGGGCGATGGCAGGATCGAGGTCAACGTCATGGCGCCTCCGGGCTATCCGGAAATCCAAGAATTGGTGCAGCAGTTTGGGCGGGACCTGCTGCGCTTGCTCCTCCCCCCGCATTCCGACCTTCCTCCAAAGGACGACAACCATGAGCACTCCAGTACCAGCATTCTCAATGGGTCCGCCCCCGACGGCACTGGCACCACCCATTGAACCGGCGCACGTCGCGGCCACACTGAGCGGGTTCGACTTCAACGAACACGTCTCGAAGTATCGCCAGCTGCGCGATATGAAGGCCACCATCGCAGCGCGCCACAAGGAAGAACTTGCGCCTTACAACGAGGCGCTCGACGCACTCGAACTGGCCATGCTCAATGCACTCACCGCGTCGGGCCAAGAGTCCACGCGCACCGCGAGTGGCACGGCCTACAAGTCCACCAAGAGCAGCTACACTGTGCAGGACGCCAGTGCGTTCCGCACATGGCTTGAAGTCAACGACCGATGGGACCTGTTGGAGACACGCGTCTCCAAAGAGGCTCTCGAATCGTTCGCCACGGAAGGCGGAACACTACCCCCCGGCATCGGCGTGTCCAGCGTCGTCACCGTCAACGTCCGCAAGTAACCTTCCGAGGATCCCATGAACAATCTACCCATGAACCCCCTGACGGCTGCTATGCCGTCGATCTTCCAATCCCTGATGCAGGACATCGGCGACGGCGACATGACCGAGGGCGTAGGCCCCCAGTACGCCGTGCTCTCGATCCGCGGCAAGGTGTTCCGCGTGAAGTACAACGGTGCCGAGGAGATCATCACGATCGACCATCAGGGCCAGCGCTTCGCTGCGCCCGCGTTCGACGTGGTGATCCTCAACGCCAGCGCTGCACGCGCCAAGACGTACTACAAGAGCGGCTTCGTTGAGGGCGCTGCCGATGCACCCGACTGCTGGTCCGAGGATGGCGTGACTCCGCTCGCGCCGCTGGCGAATCGGCCGCTGGTGGAAGGTCGTCCATGTCTGGACTGCAGGCTGTGCCCGATGAACGCATTCGGTTCCAAGCCGAAAGGTCCCAACGACGTCGAGGCGAGCAACGCGAAGGCGTGTGCGGATACCCGCAAGATCGCGATCGTGCCGCTCGATGACAACCAGAACGTCGACGTGGGCAACGCGCGCTTTGGCGGACCCATGCTGCTGCGCATCCCGGCCGACTCGCTCAAGACGCTGGCCGAGTACAGCAAGAAACTCCAGAACGTCGGCTACCCGTACTGCGCGATCGTCACCCGCATCACGTTCGACCAGCAGGTGGCGTACCCGAAGCTCGCGTTCCAAGCGGTGCGTGCGGTGACCGAGGCCGAGGCGGCGCAGATCCTCGCCGCGCGCAACCAGCCGAACGTGCTGGAGATCCTGCACGGTGCGCACAGCTCGGCGCCACAGACCCAGCCGCAGCTGGCGGGTCCGTCGCCGATCCCGATGGACGCGGTACAGCAGCAGCCCGTGCTGGCTGCTCCGGTGAACGTGCCGGCGAATACGATCCCGCAGGCTGTTCCGCTCGCGCCCCCCGCGCCGGCCACCGCTGCGCCGTTCGTGCCGCCCGCTGCACCCGCGCCACAGACGTTCGTGGCGCCCCAGCAGCCCGCTCCGCAGACGTTCGTGCCGCCGGCCGCCCCCTCGGTCCCGACGGCTCCTGCGCCCGCTCCTGCGTTCTCCGTGCCCGCTGCGGCGGCGCCCGTCACGGCTGCACCGTTCGTGCCGCCCGCCACCGTCCTGCCGACCCAGTCAGCCGCCGTTCCGGTGAACGTTAGCGCCGACCTGCTCTCGCGCGTCGATAGCCTGCTCGGTCGTCCGGGTTAACCGGCAAGCAACGTAGCAAGGGGTCTGCAGCCGCAGGCCCCCACGTTGTTGCCGGGGCGTGTGATGACCACAGAGCGGCTACTCGCGGCTGTGCTGCCCTCCAGCGGCCACCGCTTCATTCTGGTCACGTTTGGTGAGCAAGGCTCGCCGGACTTCCGACCCGTGCAGCGATCGTTCCCTCCCGGACAGGAAGCGGACGCGATCAGCTATGCGTACTGGGGCTCGGGCAAGGGCGCGAACGCGTACTTCGCGACCGCCGGCTTCCACGTGAACCCCGACGAGCCCAACGCCGGCAGGACCGGCGCCAACGCCCACACGCTGCGCTGCCTGCGCGTCGACATCGACTGCGGCGCGGGTAAGCCCTACCCGGACAAGCGCGCTGGCGTAGCGGCTCTGGGAGCGTTCTGCGAGGCGTACGCCCTGCCCGCACCGTGGATCGTCGACAGCGGCCACGGGCTGCACGCGTACTGGCCGTTCGATCAGGACGTGCCGACACAGGTCTGGGCTTCCTACGCGCAGCGCCTTGCAACGGCCTGCCACCTGAACGACTTCCACGTCGACCAGACCACCACCGTGGACGCTGCGCGCGTGCTGCGCGTGCCGGGGACGAACAACTACAAGCGCAGCGGCTGCGAGCCGGTGCGGATCCTGCACGAGGGTGTCGCCACAGCCCCCGAGCAGCTCATGCTCAAGCTGCCAGCGGGCGAGGCCCCGCTGCTGTTCGCGATCCCGGCCGCGATGCAGGGGCTGGTATTGGCGCAGATGGAGGAGCCGCACCAGCCGTACTTCCTGCGTGGTGTGCTCACCCAGTGCCCGGGCATGGCAGCGATGGTCAACGACGGCGGCGTGCGTGCCCGCGAGCCGCTGTGGAAGGCGAGCCTCGACCTGATCTGGAAGTCGGACGACGACGAGGAGTCTAAGTGGCGCGTGGCGCGTGCGGTCAGCGCCGGGCACGCCGGGTTCTCCGAGGACGCGTTCGCAGCGAAGTGGAACCAGACCCGCAAGCAGGATTACCACCCGCCGACTTGCCGCGTCATGCAGGGCGCTGGCATGCTTGAGTGCGCCGGCTGCCCGTTTCGTGGCAAGATCAGCTCACCGCTTACCCTCGGACGGGCACAGCCGCCACGGCTGCCGGACGAGGCTCCGCTCCCTCCGCCGGCAGCGTCGGTCTCCCCACCGACGGGTCTCGCTCCCCCGAGTACCCCGCTGCCGGCGGTGGGTCTCATGCCGATGGTCGGCGTGTTCCGCTCGATAGACGCCACCCGCATCGGCGTGATCGACGGCCCGATCACCAAGAAACTCTCGATCGACGGCGGCCAGCCGATGCAGCTGATCACCGTGCCGAACGAGGACGGCACCGAGCGGAAGTTCCTGCGCCCAATCCTGTGCTACCGGCTGCTCGAAGTGGAGCGCCTGATCGACGTGGTGGGCCAGCGCTCGGTGATCGCGCTGACCATGGACCGCGGACTCGACAAGCCGGTACGGGTCGAGTTCACGCACGGGGATCTCTCCGACACGCGCGCCTTCCATACGAAGCTGATGGCGAACAACTTGTACGCCACCCGAAAAGACTCCAACATCTTCGTGGAGCAATTCATGCCTGAGTTCCTCGCCCAGCTGCAGCGCTCGCGCGCAGCCAACCAGATCGCCGGTCGCTGCGGGTGGACCGACGACCGCACGGGCTTTGTGCTCGGCAGCAGCCTGATCACCGCTGGGGGCGTCGAGCATGTGCGACCCGGTGGGATCGCCGAGGAGATGCTGGCCTACCGCAGCGAGGGCGACGAGGCCCTGTGGCGCCGAGCGATGGACATCGTGCTGGCCGGCGGCAGCGACCGGCAGGCGGTGGTGGCGCTGGCGATCGCATCGCCGCTGATGGTGTTCACCGGGCTCAACGGCGTACTGCTGAACGCGTACTCGCCCGAGTCCGGCATCGGCAAGAGCACGCTCGGCGATGCGTCCCTGTCGATCTGGGGGAGCCCCGACGACCTGCGCAAGAGTGCGCAGGATACCCAGAACGCCACGTGGAGGATCGCGGGCGTGACCGGTAACATGCCGATGGTCATCGACGAGTTCACGAACGTCGAGGGGCGGGCACTCTCAGACTTCGTCTACACCGTCACGCAGGGCCGCGAGAAGCACCGGCTGGGGTCGGATGCGAAGCTGCAGGCGGGCGGCTCGCTGCGCTGGTGTCTTGCCGCGATCACCACCGCGAACAACTCGATCCACGACAAGCTGCAGGCACACCGTGCCGACGCGGTGGCCGAGGCGACACGCGTGTTCGACCTACGGCTCACCCCGCTGCACGTGAGCGCCTCAGAGCTCGGTCGGCTCAAGTCCGAGCTGCAGGCGCTCAGGGCTAACTTCGGGTTCCTCGGCCCCCGCGTGGTGCAGATGTTCCTCTCGAAGCCGCCCGAATATTGGCGCGAGATGGTGAGCCGCAAGATCTCCGAGTGGGACGCCAAGGTCGGACAGTCCGCGAGCGACCGGTTCCGGGCCGCCACCGCGGCGCTGATCGAGATCGGGGCGGCGGTCGGAGCGGCGATGGGGCTGCAGTTCGACACCGACCGGATCAAGAAACTGGTCGCCAGCGCGTGGCAGCAGCAGCTTGACGAGTTCGAGTCGGAACGACGCAAGCCGATCGACTTCGTGAAAACATACCTTGTCGATTTCGCGAACGACTTCCAGCTGATGGGCGGCGTGCACGGCGACCTTGCGATGTCATCCACACCGCGTAAGCTGCGCGGCGAGATCCGCGGGCGCAGCGTCGACGGGAAGTTCAAGCCGGCGACCGTGATGATCCCGACCGACCTGCTGCGCAAGCACGTGCGAGACACGAAGGGGAACTACAAGTCGTTTCGCGAGTGGATCAAGACTGCGCAGCTCGACGGGACCGTGACCCGCATCGGCGTGCACAAGTACCTTGAGGGTAGTATTTACCAGATCAGTACCGACATCGTGGAGTTCTCGGCTGCGGCACTCCTGCACGATGAAGTGATGGAACGTCTCATCCAGCAGCCCAACCCGAATGCCCTTCCTCCGAGGAGTACACCATGAATGTTTTTGAACGCCTGTGGCGCGCAGCGCGTAGCACCCAGCCCAAGCCTGAGGGAGGGGCGGGCATGACGGCGCCATCCACCCAGCGCATATCCGCTGTGACCCCACCACCGCACTTCAACGTCGATGACGTCGACGAACCCAGCGAGTTCGGGAACATGGTGGTGTCGTTGTTGTCGCTCGATGTGGACGGTTGGAACTGCAACGTAGAGCTGAATCACTTCTACCACGAAAAAGTGGGCACGCTGCTCATCACCGAGGACGCTCACGTGCGCCACGCCGGGCTGACTGATATGGGTAGCTACACCGCGAGAGGTGTGCGCGTGCTGACCGGCTACGATCAGCGCGAGATCCTCGCGCAGATGAAGTACTGGCTGAGCAGCGTGCCGCCAGCAGTGCAGAAGCCGAACCCCGTACCGCAGCAGGCCCACAAGCAGAGCCTGCCGTCGTTCGTGAGTAGCGGGGCGTCAGGCGGCGGCGGGCACAGCGCAATAGAGATCCTCGACAAGCAAGGCCAGAACGTTGGTGCTATGCAGGATTACCAGAACCAGATCGCGAGTGCTATGGCGCGTGCAGCGGATCAGCACGTCGCGCAAGTCTATGGCGCCAGTCTCGCCAGCGCCCACCAAGCCGATGCACTCAAGTACGCAACCATGCCGATTGTCTACAAGTAGTTGAGCCTGCGTGCGGGAGGCGACGTCGTGGAGGCGGCGTCGCTACACACCCCGCTGCCCCGCGCAGGGGGCGCCCCGGGCTAACCCCCCGGGGCGTTTTTTATTCCTGATGCAGGAACCGCTTGACCTCGCGCTCCTGCCTGCTCTCGATGCCCGCCGCATCCTTCGCCCGGCTCTGCACGGTGGCCGAGAGCGCGCTGCCGCGGATCTGGAACCCGGTCGGCACGGACTGGTTGAAGTCGTCGATCGCTGCCTTCACCGCGTCGCGGTCTGCACCCTGCGCCGCGCCGTACTGCTTGAGCAGCGTGCCGCGCTCCTGCTGGATCCGCGCGGTGGTGCCGATGCGCTCGCTGCGCTGCTGCTGCGCCTGCTGCTCGACGGCGGGGGTAAGCCCGAGCACCTTGAGCCCGACGTCGCCCCAGCCCATCTCGCTGGCCGGCACGATTGTGTTCCCGTGCTGATCCAGCAGGCCGGTGGTGCTCGCCCGGAACGCGTTCACCACCGAGCGGATACCGCCCGGCAGCGCGTCGCTGGCATGCGTGTATGGGTTCCCGTCGAACGCGTTGCCGGCGCCCGTTACGATCCGCCGGATGTTCGAGTACGGTGCGCCGCCGGCCATGCTGATCACCCACTTGTCGAGCGCGGAGCCTGCGTTGTCGCCAGCCTTCACGCCGACGTAGCGCGAGTCGGCCAACGAGGGCCAGCCCACGCGATCGGCGATGTCCACTCCGAACAGCGCCGGCAGGCCACGCTCGACCACGTTCCCCACCGTGTCGCCGAACACGGAGCGCGCATCCTCGTGGAACTTTTCGTCGCCCGTTTTCCACTTCTTGTCGTCGCCCTGCTGCTTCGCGCCGCCGCCAGCGATCGTGGCCGCGATGAGTCCAACGCCCAGCTTCGCAGCGACCGCGAATGGCCCCATGCCGCTCACGCCCGCCGCTGCGCCGTGCGTGCCCATCAGGTACATCAGGGTGCGCCGCCCCTCCTGCCGCTCCTCGGGCGAGTCGCCGTTGAGCGCAAGCGCGGCGTTCTTCACGAACAGCGCATACATGCCCTGCGTGAATACCTTGAACTGCAGTGCCACACGTAGGAACGACTTGTTGAACACGACCGGCCGGTTGAACTTGGAGTAGTCGAGCTGGGTCTCGCCGATCACGGACGATGCGAGGTGGCTCGCCTCGTCGTGCCCCATCGCCTCGCCGCCCCGGCCCTTGAGCTCGCCGAGCGCCATGCGGTAGGTGGCCAGCGCGGTGACCACGCGGTTCATCGCCTCGGTCTGCTGCGCGAACGCCATGCCCAGCCGGGCGACACCCGTGAACAGGCGCTGCGCCTTGCCGCCGCGCATGGCGTCTTGGATCGTGTTGAGGAACGAAAAGTCGAGGCGCCCGGTTTCGAGCATGGTGCGCAGCATCTGCTGCTCGCCCTCGCTGGCGCCGAACTTCCTGATCATCTCCTCGGCGAGCCAGTGCGTGTCGTGGCCTTCGACTTTCTCTCCCTGCAGCCGCTTGATCTCGTTCGTGAAGTCCTGCAGCCCGCGCTTGGAGAAGTACGGCACGGCGCCCTTGTACGCGTCCTGCACGTACTTCGCAGCCTTAGCCACGCCGATCAGATCACCCTTTGCGTTGCGCATGCCGCCGAGCACGGGGGTCGTGATCATGTGTGGCTGCAGCGCGTTCGCGAGGATGTAGCCCGGCGAGAATGCGAGGAACGCCATGGATGACAGATCGGTCATCACGTTCTGGGCGCGGTTCCACGCGGTCGGCCGCATCATCGCAGCGATCGCATCCTGCTGCTCTTGGATGTTGTTGAGCACCGCGGTAGTCGGCTCGAACGTCTCTTTCGTGTCGTACATCTGCTGCCATGCTTTCTTTGACTCGGGAGAGTGCACGATGCGGCTGTACATGTGCGCACGGCCGTGGATACGGATCGCATACGCCTTGAGCATGTCGCGGTCGGCGCCGAGCACGTTCTCACGCGGCAGCAGTGAGCGGCGCGGCGACAGCTCGGGCGAGGCTTCGAGCTGGGCGTCGATCAGCGCCTGCTGCACCACCGGGTCGATCGCACCCTTCGCCTTGAGCTGCGCGGTGAACTCTTGGATGAACTGCTTGTCGCTCTGTTCGAGCATGTTGTAGTGGTCATCTTTCGAGAACGGCTGGCCGATCAGCGTGTCGAGCAGGTTGAACGGCACGTCGCCATCCGGGTGCGCCTCGTCGTGCAGTGCGCGGGCCTCTTTCTCCATGTCCAGATCGTTGACCTCGTACTCCTCCTGCAGCGCCTTGAGCATGTGCTCGCGTGCGTCGCGGGCAGCGCCCGACGAGTCGAAGAACTGCACCATGCGACGCTGCATGTTCAGCGCGTAGTCGCCTTTTACAGGCTCGTCGATCTGGATCCGCGCGCCGGGGTTCAGCGCCTTGAGGTCGCGTGCGCGCTGGTCCGCCTCGGCCCGCGTGTTGAACGACTCGGACACGCCCGGCAGATGCGCGGACACGATCCACCGGCCCTCGCGCATCAGCGGGAAGTAGTCGCCCTTCACCAGTTCGAGGCTGGCCTGCTTGAGCCGATTCATCGCACGCTCGATCACGGCATCGGTCAGGCCCAGCTCGGCGCCCTTATCCAGCAGGTTCTTCTGCTTGGCCTCGATCTCCTTCGTGTGCAGCTCGACGAACCCATCGCGCAGCTTGGTGTAGATGTCCGCCGCGGTCGCGTCTTTGTCCACCAAGCCCTGCCACAGCGTCTGCAGCTCGGCGTAGCGCTGCCGGTTACGCAGCACGGCCAGATCCCCCAGCCCGGTCTGCAGGTGCATGTTGCCGGGGCCGTCGAACGCTTGGTCGAGCACGATGCCGTAACGCGTAGCCTTGGCCATCACGGTCATCAGCATCTCGCGCACCTTCGGCGTGAGGTTGCGGGCGCGCTCAATCGCGTTGGCCACGCCGGGGAACTGGTGCGGCGTACCGTCAGCGTCCAGCACCGCCTCGGACTTGCCGCCGTACAGCACGACGGTGACCAGCTGCGAGGCACGGCGTTCGAGATCGACCCACCGGCGCAGCGGCTCGCCGAGCGGGGTGCCTTTGTACAGCGCGACGATCTGGTCCATCGTCGCGAGCTTGAGCCCGACGCGGCGCAGGGAGTCGCCTGCCGGGGACTCCATGATGGTCCGGCTGACGTTCTTCACCGCTTCCATGCCCGAAGCACGGGCCTTGTCCCAGTTCCCGGTGAGGATGTCGCCGAGCATCGTCTTGGAGGGCGCAAGGTCGGCTGTGGCGCGGTTGAGAATCGCCTTGGCGGCCTTGGCGCCGGGGATCTCGCGGTTGCCCTCCTCGTCGCGCTTGCCCAGCCAGTCCAGCGCATGCCCCTCGGGTTCGTGAGGCATCATCTCGTAGGGCGAGGCATTCTTCATCGCCGCCTTCGACTGGAATCGGTTGAGCATGTTGCGCACGGCCGGGTCCGCCATGTCTTTCCCGGTAATGCCCGACCACATCTTGCGCAGGAAGTCTCCGACGCGGGCGAAATACTTCTCGACCAGCGAGCGTGGTTCTTGCTCAGTCAACAGGTGGCGGGCGACGTGGTTCGCCAGCCACTCGGAGAAGTGACCGGCGTAGCTCGCATCCATGAACGGGTTGCCGGCCGCCGCCTTCATCAGGTGGGTGGCGTGCGAGCGGAACATCTCGGTGGGCGAGAGGTGGCCGTGCGCGCTGAGCCACGCGTTGTACGCCCGGATCACTTCCTCCTGCGTGCCGCGGTCGGAGCGGTTGAAGATTTCGTGCTCGGCGTAGTGGCCGACCTCGTGCGCGAGCGCCTCGATCGCGATCGGGTCGTTGTTGATCCCGTGCCCGGCGATCCCTTCCCAGTCCACCGCCACCACGTGCCGCAGCTTGCCGTCGACCATCACCTGCGCGTAGTGGCCGTCGGTGTCGCGCGGGAACGCTTCGGGGTACATCTCGCGCGCGTGCTGCATCGACATCACGTGCAGCGGCCCGGACAGTTTCGTGCCACCGCGTTCGAGCATCTGCAGCCAGCCCTCGACCAGCTTGACCGCTTCGCGCGGCAGGTCGCCAGCGCCCTTGTAGGACACCGTGCGGGCGCCGTTGCGCTCGACGAGACCCATCTCGGCGGCCGTCTTGGGCGCCAGTGGCGGCTTCGGCGCGGGCTGCTCCTCGGGCTTCGGGCCGCTGCGCGGCAGCTTGGCGCGTTCCTCGTTGTCGCGCATCGGCATGGCGTGCGCAACTTCGGACGCACCGCGCATGACCTGCTTGGCCAGCGGCGAGTCCTTGATCGAATTGATCGCGCTGCGCGCCATCTGGTCGAGGTGCTCGTCGGTGAACTCGGCCACCGAGCGCAGGACGGCGTGCATCTGGCCGGGCCATGTTTCCTCGTTGGCCATGTGCGGGGAGAACAGCGCGATCATGCGGCGCGCGACTGAGCGGGCTGGCTCGACACCGCGCGCGAGCTCAGCACGGGCTTGGTCGCGCATCAGGCGGGCGAAGTGGAGAACCTCCTCGGCCAGCAGGGGTAGGCGGATCAGCAGGGACACGGTGGGGCGGCCGATCGGACGGCCGCGGTTGTCCTTGCCGGCAGCCTCGCGCTCAGCGCGCCGGTCGGCGATCTCCTGCCGCAGGTCGATCGCGTCCTGTGCCGACACCAGAGAGCGGCCCTCGGCGCTCTGGTCGACGCGCTTGAGGAGTTCTTCCACCGCGCGTTCTTCGTGCACGTCCAGCAGTGTGTGCAGCTGATCGAGCTTGGTCAGCGTGCTGCTGATCGTCTCGCGGTCGCCGGCCGTGAGCGTGGTGCGCTTGAGCGCGTCCTTGAGCTGCTGGCGCAGGGCTTCGTTGGGGACCTGCACGCGCAGGTCCACCGGGTCGCCCGAGTGGCCCTCGCCGGTCTCGACCTTGAGCGTGTCCGGGATCGTCAGGTGCTCGTTGGCCCCGAGCGGGATCTTGGCCGGGGTCACGCGTGCCGGCGTGGTGAGGTCCACCGCGGGCGCTGCTTTGGACGGACCCTCTACCTTTGCCACCTGCTGCAGCGCTTCGTGCTTCTCGACCTCGGGCTCCGGGTCGGCCGGTTCCTCGTCGACGATCGGCTTACTTACGGGTGCCGTGGCTTCGGCTGGCGGCGCGGCCGGCTCGGCGCTTGGCGGCTGCGTTTCGCCCGACTTTTTTTTTTCTTCCTCGGCAGCCTTGGCCTTGTCGATCACCGCTTGGGCTTTCTTGCTGACGGGCACGGCCTTGGCCGGGGTCTCGGTGACCCCCGACTTCGCCGTTTCCTTGGCCTTCGCCTTGTCGATCGCCGCTTGACCCTTCGCACCGACGGCTTTCTCACCCTTGGGAGTGACCGGGGTAGCAGCGGGTGCAGACTTCTCACGCGCAGCTTTCGCCGCGGCGGCCTCGGCAGCGCGTGGATTGGTCGGCAGGGCTGCAGGAGCGGGCGCAGGAGCGTCTACAGCGATCGGGGCCTGTCCACGGGCAGCCTGAGCTTGCGCACGTCCCTGCGCCTCGCCTGCGGTCATCGGGACGGGGTTGGTGACTGGCGGCGGCGACACGCCGACGGGGCGGCCGTCGGGAGTACGGTCGGCAGGGGCTTGCGGGGGCTCGGGTGCGGCCGGGCCGAGCGTACTGGCATCGCCGCCCTTGGCGGTCAGCGGGCGGCGTACGGACGGGCCGAGCTGCGGCGGGCGAGCCGGCAGCGGCTGCGGGCCGCCGTCGAGCACGTCCTCACGCTGCCCGAAGCGTCCCGGAGGCGCTTGGTTGAACTGGTCGGCGGCAGCGGCAGCGGCAGGGTCGTGCACTTGGTCCAGCAGCCCTGAGTCTGCCAGCGCCTGCATGAGCGGCGTCTGGGGGTGCTCGCGCGCAGCTTGCACAACGTCGCGCAGGTTCGCGATCACTTCCTCCGGAGAGTGCAGGCCAGTGATCTGCAGCACGGCAGCCATCGCGTGCGCTTGCGGAGAGTCTTGCGGGCCGGGGCCGAGCTCGGGGGCGTGGGTTAGCTGTGCTGGCGGCGCCGGGGGTGGGGGCTCCGGGCCGAGCTCGGGAGTGTGCGTGAGCTGCGCCGTGTCAAGGCCCGCAGCGCGCAGTGCCATGGCGAGCTGGGGGTGCTCCAGCGACGCACGCACGATGTCCGGCAGGTGCTGCTGGATCTCCTGCGGCGAGTGCAGGCCGGTGATCTGCAGGAGCGCCTGCATGCCCTGCACGCGCGGATCGGGGCCGGGCGGTGGTGCAGGCGCTCGTAGGTCCAGATTCCCCTGCTGCGGGCCGAACAGGTCGCCTTGGTTCGGATCCGGCCCTGCCGGCGCTTCGGGGGTCGGCGTGTGGCCACCGCCGCCGAACAGGTCACCCTGCGGGCCACCGGGAGGCGCTCCGGGCGGAGGCGGTTGGCGTGGGTTGTCCAACGGAAGATCGCGCTGCACGTCGTTGTTGACGCCCGGCACGTTCCGCAGCACGCGATCACGCGGCAGGTCGGTGTTGCCGCCACCCATCGCCGCCGCCATGTCCGCACCGGCAGCGCCGGGGATCTTGTTGTTCGGATCGGCTTCCGGGGTGGGTGCCTTGTTGCCGTGCGGTGCGCCGCCGAAGAATCCGAACAGGGCGCCGGCTTGGGTTGCCGGCACGCCCACGCTCAGATCCAGATTGTCGGCGAGGCTGGACGAGCCAATGCCGGTGCGCGCTGCGCCCGCCGACTGGCCCAGATCCTGCTGCGCCACCATCAGGCCGCCGGCACCGATCGCGCCGCCCACGGCACGGGTCGTGTTGTTCGCCAGACCGCGCATGGAGAGGAACCCGGGCGCGTCACTGGCGCCTTCGGACGCTGCGCCGGGCAGCAGCTTCGAGCCTGCGGCTTTCGCGAACGAGAGCTTCGCGAGGAAGTTGCCAGCGAGCTTACGGCCGAAGATCGCCTCCACCGCGCCGGGCACGGAGCCTGCTGCGCCCGCTGCACGCGCGCCGTCGGCAGCGATGCCCTTGATCAGCTGTTCCTTGCTCGCACCGGGGTTCGCGGTCACCGCGTTCTGGTAGCCCGGCAGCGCTTCGAGCTCGGCCGACGACATCTTGTGCATGGCGTCGACGGCGTTCGTGTAGAACTCGCCGGCCTGCATGCCCCACGACTGCAGCCCACCCGTGACTGCGTACGCGCCCGTGCTGATCGCACCCGCTGCCGTACCTGCACCGGGCTCAGCCGCCGTACCCGCTGCCGCGCCAGCGAGCGTCGCAGGAGCTGCCATCGCAACCGAGCTGCCCACGTATCCGGCGGTCTGGCCGAGGCCCGTGATGAACGCGTGATACCCGGAGTACCACGGCTGGGTGCCCGCCTTGAACTGGCCGATCGTCTGGTTGCTCGCGTGCTCGGTCTGCGCATCCGACCACGCGTTGTTCGGATCCTCGTCGCTGGTCATCGACTTGATCGCCGACCAACCCTGCCCCAGCCCGGTCTTGAACGACGCGCCGAGCGAGCCCCAGAAGTCGGACTCGGTGGGGATGTTGTCGATGTCGCTCGCGAGCTTGTGCTGCGTGAGCAGGTCCCAACCCTTGGGCGCCTGCGTCATCTTCGGCAGGGGCGTGCCGTCCTCGGTAGCAGCCGTTGCGAGGTGCACCATCGTCGGTGCATTCATCTTGAACTTGCGGCCGGTGGCGTCCATCACCTCGCCGGTACGCACGTTGATCGCGAACTCGGCACCGTCAGCGTTCGAGGTGCGCGAGGCGGCGTAGCCGTCGTTGATCTGGTTGCGGGCAGCAGCGCCCGCATCGAGGATCTTGTTGGTGTTGTCGCCGCTGCGGTTGATCGTGTCGATCAGCGAGCTGACGTCAATCGCACTCTGGGTCGGCGGCGCGAGCGCCTCATCGAGAACCGGATCGTTGTACTGGCCCATGGCCGGTCCTTATTTTGGATTGACGCCCAGCTGCTTGAGCAGGTCGGGAATGCCCGGGCCTGTGCTGTACTTCGAGAGCCGCTCGGTTTCTTTTTGTGCGCTCTGGTCGATGTTCGTTTTCGCAGCGTTGGATGCGAGCTGGTCAAGGCCGTGGTTGACCGCATCGAGCTCGCGCTGCAGCCCATCACGTACTGCCTGCTGCTGCGGGTTGAGCTGGCGGGTAGTCGGAATCGGAGCGCGGCCAATCGCAGCACGCGCCATCGTTGCTTGCGGCTGTTCGTTGTCGTCGAACTCTTTGATCTGCTGGAGGATGCGGTTCTTGTGTGCCCGGTACGCCCACAGCAGCACCTTGTCCTGCGCGAGGATCGGCGGCGGCTTCGGTGCATCTGCTTTCGCCGTGGGGATCGCCTGCTTTGGTGCAGCTCCAGCGTCGGCAGGTGCGGCATCCGCGGTGCTCGGCGTGCCGGGAGTGCCCGGATCCGTTGCGAGCGCAGGAGCGTCCGACGCGCCGCCTTCGAGCTTCGCCTTCCATGCGGCGGCTTTCTTGATGTAGTCGCTGCTGTAGCCGTTCACGCTCGGCATGACCGAGCCGTCAGCGGTCGTCTGGGCAGCATTGCCAGTTGGCTTGCCCAGATGGTCCAGTGCGCCTTGCTCGCCTGCATAGTGCGCGGCCATCGCGAACTCGGGGCCGTGCGCTTTCATGTTCGTTGCGAACCGGCGCATCGCGCCGTCGATCTCCGACTGGGTATCGCCCAGCGTCACGCCGTACGCCTTCGCAGAGCTGGGCATCCACTGCATGATGCCCTGCGCCTGCTCGCCATTGACCATCTTGCCCTTTGCCTTCGGGTCGAACGAGCTCTCGCCGTCTGCAATGGCGTACGCGTACTCACGGGGCACTTTGTACTTCGCTGCTGCTGCATCGAGCATCTTCGCCACTTCCGGCGAGGGTGCACCGAGCTTGCCCGCGGACGCGCCCGAGTCTCCACCGACCGTAGCGATCTTACCGTAGATCTGTGGGATCAGTTGCAGGCTGAGCATCAGCTTCTGGCGATCGTTCGCGTCGAGCATCTTGGCCATTGCCGTCTGGCCGTCGACCACGCTCTTGCTGTACGCCTGCAGCGTGCTGTCTGCATCGAGCTCGGACTGCGGAACGGGGTTGTTCTGCGCGTCGGTGATCTGGGCAGCGGTGGTCAGGCCCGTCTTGGGGTCGGTGACTGCACCCATGTGCATGATGTAGAGCTTGTGGCTGGGACTCTCCAGCGTCGTCATTGACCCGTCGCCAGCCGTGGACGGCGTAACTTTCCAGCCGGCTTTCTCAGCAGCGGCACTCGCCGCGCTGATCGACATGATCGCTGTGGTTGCATCCTTGTTGTTCGCGTAATTCGCCACGATCTCCGCCATCTTGTCGCGGGATTTCGTGTCGAGCTCGAACTCGTGCTTTTGCAGCTCGTCCGCGTTCTGCTTCAACAGGCCCACCAACGTCGGCACGGTGCCTGCCGGGTCCGTCATGAACGAGTGCAGCATGTTGAGCTTTTCTTTCGAGTCCATCTTGCTGTAGTTGAGCAGCTGCTGGTCGCCGCGCATGATCCACACGTCGCCGTCTTTCGCCACGCGCGCGTTCAACCCCGAACCCAATTCAGGTACGTTGCCCATCAGTGCCGTCAGGTGTCCCGCCTGTTGCTCGCCGTCATACAGCGTGGGGTTCGCAGCCATGGTCATCAGTACGCCCGACTGCTGCGCAGCGATCTGCAACGACGTTGCACGTGCAAGCTGGTGGTTCTGGTCAGCGCCCGCGAGATCGCCTGTTCGCGCACTGGTGATCGACCGGTTCTGGTAAGCCTGCGAGAGGTTGACCTGCCCGTCGGCGCCGATCGCATTGTTCGTGTCGTTGATGCCCATGCGGTTGATTGTGTGCTTCTCTGCACCCGCAAGGTCCCCCACTTGTCCAGAGCCAATCGCCGCCGTGTTCTCAGCGCCAGCGAAGTTTCCGTTGATCGCGCTCTGCGATGCCGTACGGTTGTTCTTGCGTGTGTACAACGAGTCCATGTCGCCGAGCGCACTGCTTGCCATCGAGCCGCCACCGGGAGCGGTAATGCCACGACGTGAAACGCCGCTGCTCGACGCGAGCGCGTTGATCTTATCTTCAATATCTGCATAGCGAGACTGCGTAGCACCGTCTGGACGCTGGTTCAGATACGCGTCGAGCGTAATACCCTGCTGCTGTGCCTCGGCAGCGGCCTGCTGCTTGATCTGGTCCACGCCGCGGTTGAAGCGCCACGTGGACACTTTGTCGCCGATTGCTTGGCCGCCTTGAAAGTTACGCGTGATAATGTCACCCCAAGTATCCATCACGCATTCTCCCGGTGGTACTTGCCCACCAGCTTGTCGAAGAACTCGATGCCCTTCGAGCGCACCACGTCAGCCGGCACGACGAACTCACCATGCGCGAGCATCGCCGGGATCTGGTCACGCGACTGCGGCATGGGCAACGCGCCCTGTGCGCGCATCGGCATGCCACCGCCCTCGGCGTTGAAGTGCACCGTCGGCAGCACTTGGACCTGACCTTGCGGAACGAAGTTGTGGTCCGCCCACACGTTGCTCGGACTACCTCCACCGCCCTGTGCGCTGTGCGCTTGGGCAGCACGCAACCGCGTGCGCAGCTTGTCGAGGAACGATGGCTCCGCCGCCGCCACCGTGCCGCTACCCGCCGCGTCCGGCGTGAACGCAGCGATGTTGCTGGTGTCGAACCCTTCGGTGGCGAAGATCGGATGGACGTTGTTCTGGAACCCACCGCCGAACTGCGGGCCTCCACCGAACCGATTCATCCACCACGGCGGCTGCTGGGTCGGCGGCATCGGGCCGGGGTTGTAGGGCGGGAACGAGTTCGGCGGACGGTAGCCCTGCCCCGGACCTTGGCCCGGCGGGAAGAACGGGCGTGGCAGCACGCCACCGCTACCGCCCGCAGCGATCGGCTGCAGGTTCCCGCCTGCCATGATCGGGTGGATAGCGTTGGCGAATCCCCCGCCACCGAGCGCACCGCCGAGCTTGTTCTGGTCGACGTCGCCACCCTCAGCGAGGAAGAACCCGGCTACAGCGCTTGCCCCTCCTAGAATGTTCCCCCACTGCTGCTGGTTCTGCGCCTGCCCCGCCTGCCATTGGGCCATCTGGTTCTGGTAGCCCTGATTGAGCATGTTCCCGGCCGAGCTGTAGCCCGCCATGGCGTTGCCCATCATGTTCCCGCTGAGCGCACCCCACTGCATCGGTGTACCGGTGAGGTTCGCCACGTTCTGGAGTGCGTTCGAGCGCCAGCCGAGCCCTTGGCCTGCGAGGTTCGCACCGCCCTGCAGCGCCTGCAGCTGCGCGTTCTGGCCGGCCATGCCCGCATTGACCGCGCCCTGTCCGGACTGGCCCGCACCTTGATACCCAGCCGACGCCTGCGCCGGCAACCCCATGCCGATGTTCAGCGCGCTCGCACGCAGCGAGCGGCCGGTGTTCTCGACCTGTGTGCGTGCATTGTTTCCGGCAAGCGCCTGCGCGCCCGCTGCCTGCACGCCGAGCTGGTTCATCAGGGACGAGCTGCGCACCTGTGAGGGGTCGATGCCCATCGAGCTGAGCTGTGCGTCGGCCTGCTGGCGCTGTGCGTCGGCCTGCCGCTGGACGTCGACCATCGACTGCGACGCCGCGGCCTCGCGCCGGGCTGGCGTGTCGTACTGGTTCGCCTCGTCGATGAAGCGGTCCTGCATCGGCAGGAACACGTTCTCGTAGCGCTTGCGGTCCTCGGCCGCGTAACCCATCTGCTGACGCATCGCGTCCATCTGGGTCTGGCCCACTTCCTGCGCGAACGCGCGGGCCTGCTTGTCCGACTCGAACGCCTTGTTCTGGAGTCCGAACAGGCGGTCAGCCTGCTGCCGCGCAAGCGAGAGCTCATCGCCAGCGTTCTTCTGCATCCACTGCATCTGGGCTTCGCTGAGCCCCAGATACTTCATCGCGATCGCATTCGACTGCTGGGCAATCGCGATCTGCGCGTTGGAAATAGGAGTCAGGTCCGGCGGGGGTGGCGGAGAACTTTTCTTGCCCATGGCCTTACCCTCAGTGTGCGAGAAGCGGGCGCTTGACCCGCTGGTGGAACGCTTCTCGGGTCAGCCTGTAGTGGACAAACCCGTCCTTGTCAACCCCGATCGGTTCGGCGCCCATCTTACGCGTCAACTTCACAGAGGGAAAGTTGAGTGGGTGAACCATGTGCAGGGTCTCCCCGTGGGCCTCCAGCAGGTGCTCCATCACCCGGTAAGCTTCCCGGCTGGCCGCGCGCATCTCGTACGGGGGCCATGCAGCCATCACGTAGCCGTTGAAGTACGCCAGCACCCCAGTAGGTGAGAGCTGGTGGATCTCGGCGTCGTCCCGGAGAGCCGCGCGCTGCAGGTCGGCCATCACGTCAGACATCAGCTCCACGTCCGCTCCGCAAAACCGGTGCGCCGCGTTGAGCAGGCCGCGCAGTCGGATCGCCAGAGCGAGCGGGTGGTCGCTCACAAGTCGAGCTCGTCCAGTTGCGATGCGCTTTGCAGGAGCTTCACCAGCTCCTCCGCCTTGGTCTGGGTGATCGTATCCAGACGGCCCTGCGTGGGGGGCGCACCCTGCACAACAATCGTGTGCGGTGTGCCAGCGGTGCGGGAGGGCGATCCGTCCGCAGCGGCCACGAACCGGCCACCCTTGTCGACCTCGAACGCTTGCGCGTGGATCACGCGGTGCGTGCGCTGGTTCTCCTGCTGGTGGTAGATCACTCGCGCATAGCGCGACGGTGTGAACTCGTCGAGCTCGAAGTCCACCGCGCGGCGGTCGGGACGTCCGGGAAGCTGTGTTACTTTCATGGTTGCACCTAAGTTAGAAACGACCCGGCGGGAAGTTGCCGCCGCCACTACCGCTACCCCCGTTGGCCGTCCCTGCGGCGGGGATCTTGATCTGGCCTGCCACCACGACATCATCGCCTTGCTGCATTGCTGCATCTGGGTCCGCAGCGGCGTACCACGTGCGCGTACCGCCAGCATAGCCCGCATCGTGGCAGTAAATCACGTAGGTGGTGTTTACCGTCAATCCCGTCACTGCGTTGGTCACCGCTGCGTAGGACACCGAGACCGAGCCGTAACGAGCGCTATGCGCGTTGACTGAAACATTTCCAGACGAGTCCGCGGTGAGCGCATCGGTGCTGCGAACGGAGCCGTACGCGGTCGCGATCGACTGTGGGAGATTCCGCTGGTCGCCAATCCTGTGACCGGAGCCCGCGACGCGCAGCCCCAGCCGCCGCGTAAGCGATACGTCAACGAGATCCGTATTGGCAACGCGTCCATACGTCGTGCCGTGCGGAATGTTGTCGACGTTGCTGGTGTTCTCCAAGGTCATCGCAAGCGACGTATGGATGTTCTGTGTATCCTGCCGCAGCAGCTCGGCCAGCTGCTCGTTGCGGGCCAGCCGCAACATGAGCTGGCGACGCTGGGACTGCTCGATGCCCAGCCGGTCCTGCAACCCGCGGATGTGCGAGGAGGCAACGTCGAGCTGGGCCTGTGCGTCGGCCACCGCCTGCACATTAGTCGCATGCTTTCGGCTGAGCGCGTCGAGCTCCGTTTGCAGCTGGTCCGCCGTTGTTCCTGCTGCGCCCACTCCGCTGAGCGCACCTGCCGCCTGCGTGGACAGCTTGTTCCATGCAGGACCGTGGCGAAGTTGGTTTGCACCGTCCACGGTCAGCACGCCGAGCGATACCAGATCCGACACGCGCACCGCACGCTGATCTTTCTTTCCCGCCGCGCCCGTAAGCTGATTCAGCACTTCGGCGAGCTGCTGGTCAGCAGAGCTAGTCCCGGCAACCGCAGCGCCGCGACGAACAGCCATCACGGCACCTGCGCAAGTTCAGCCGCTGTGGACGCCAGCGTGATCGAGTAGATAGGCACTGAGCCCGTCACTTCGACCTCGTACTCGTTCGCCTTGTACCCGCTGGGGAGCTTCCCGATCGCTTCGGAATTGACCGGGCACTCGTACACCAGTTTCTTGTCGGCATACACCCGGAACAGAACACAAGAGTACGCAGGGTCGTCCGTCTTGGCGTCGGTCGGGCCGTCGATCGCAGTAACCTCGTTGAGTCCGATCTCGTTGTTCCCGAGTGGATCGCCGATCGTGATGTCGGTCAGTGGGTAAACGTCGGGGCGCCCCGCGTCCACTTTGTCGAACGCCCCGCGCAGCTGGAACACTCCGAAGTTTGCCGGCTTGGCGAGCTGAAACGGCTTCGACTTCCAGCTGTACTCATCCGAGTTGTTCGTATCCCCGTTCCACTCCAGCACGTCCGCACCGGCAAGCAGCAGCGTGCGGCCCGTGGTGAGATCCTGCGCAACTGCGGTAACGTTCTGGTGCTGCACGTCGGTCCACGCTGTATTCGGGTCGTCGAACTGGAACGAGAACCCCAGCGTGTGGCTGTAGAAACCGAGATACCGGTTCTCGTAGAGCGCAGCCTTGATGTTCGCGGGCGAGAACAGATCCCACTCGTCCTTGGTCAGGAATGCTCGGGTGACCAGCGCGGCGCCGCTGCTATCCACCGAGATGAGACCCTCGGTCGATGCGAACAGAACCGCGCTCGACGACGACACCATGCTGTCGGCCGAAACGCACGGCGCCACTTTTTGGCCGAGGATCAAAGTCATCAGCGCGGGGTGTGATCCCACCGCTGCTGATACACGACCCTTGGTTGCGATCACCACCGTATTGCCGAAGCATCCGAGCGCCACAATGTCGTCCTGCACGGCGAGCTGGTAGTCCGGCGGCCACGCGTGCGGGTAGTACGGCTCGGAAAAATACAACGTCCGACCCTTGAACCCAGCGAGGAACCCGCCCGGCATGCTGATCACGCCGTTGAGCTGGCTCGGCGGAAGGTCCCACGCCAGAGAGATCAACGCAGGCCGCGCGGAGATCACCGAGGCCAACTCGTTGTCGACGAACGTCGCCGGCACCGCACCGATCAGGAACTCGGCTGCCATGCGGTAATCAACTCCCGTGTCGCTGGTGATCGTGCGATACAAGCGCAGCTTGGTGATGTTCGGGTACTTCGTCGCATCGTAGATCAGAGAGTTGAGACCATTGACGCGCCATACACCATCCGCATTTCCCTCGACGAGGTTGGTAGCCGACGGTGCCGACTCCTCACCGTACTTCGACACCAGCGTGGTGAGGTAGACCCGCGTCTCTGCGGTTTCATCCGTGCCGCCGCTAGCCACCACCTGAAACAGATTGACGATCGGCGCGGGTACGCCCGCAGCGACCGCAGCGGTGTTGCTCTGGATGTCCGCCTTGGTTGTGATCCAGAACCCGTCCTCGTTGCTGTAGTACAGCCGCCCAAACGCATCGTTGACCAGTGCGGACTCCACCGCATAGGTCTTGCGCTTGAAGCCGATGAACTTCTGCACGCCGTCTTGGAGGTAGCGATACACCGACTGCGGGCGCACGATGCTGAGCGTTGCAAGCCACTTGGGCTTCCACCACGCGCGCAGCTCACCCGACGACAGCCGCGTGTTGACCGCCTGCTGGGCAGCCGTGTCCGGCAGCAGGCGAGGAACCAGCCGTGGAATACGTCCACCAAAGGTAGCGATGCGAAGGACCGTCATACAGGCTCGAACCGGCTGCGTGGACCGATGTCAACGCCACCGTTGCGGCCGGTCACTCCGATCGGATACGCAACGCCCCATGTAACAACACTCAGGCTGACCAAGGCGGTGGCGATCGGCGCGGATCCACCCACAGGGCGGATGTCGATCTGCAGCGAGATCGACACCGCGGCGTTGCGCAGCGCCGTGCCGTCGATCTCCCAACCGCGCGCAGAGCTCAATGCCAGCCAACTACCCAATGCCGAGCCCGCAACAGTTGCCACCCCACCCACGACACTCGCCTTGATCTCGAACCCGTCGCCGACCGTGGTATCCGTCGGGTCGTACCAGTTGCCCGTATCGGCTGTGGCAAGGATCGTGGTGTCCGTGAACGAGCCCAACGAGCTGCCGTTGCGGTTGAAGTCGATCCGCGCGATCGGCGTATCCGGGTCGTTCGCAACGCCGCGCACAGTGACGGGTACGAGCTCCACGGTGCCTGCTGAGAAGTACAGCTTCCACGCACCGCCGACACCAATCCAGCGCCCGATAACCCGCTTCCAGCCGCCACTACGCCCCACCCAGCAGGCTTTGACCGCTTTCCATGTGGCAACGGGGCTGACCGAGAAGGGCATGGGTCAGGCCGCGTGCTGGATCCACTCATCGCCTTCCCCCGGCGTACCGCTCGGCGGGCTGGTCGACAGAGTGAGTTTGCCGCGGAGCGCGCCGCCTTGGATCAGGAGGGTCTCCGTGATCTCGACGGTCGTCGCTGAGATGTCGTCGCCCACCAGATTGCCGGTGACGTTCACGTTGTTTGCTTGGATCGTCCCGCCGAACGTCGCGGTGCCTGAGAACGTAGGCGCAGCCTTGGTCGCGTACGCCGTCAGGTCGATGATCGACGCATCGAAGTTCGCCGCCGGCAGCTTGCCAGCTGTGTCCAGTGGTGCAACACCCTTCACCGAGCCCACCGTCACCGCGCCGATCTGCGTCTTGGGGATGTAGACCGCATCGGCTGCGGTCGTTGTCAGCAGCGAGCTGGGCAGGTTCGTAAACTGCACTTTCGCCGCACCATCGAGCGCAGGGTAGCCCGAGGGGTTGCCTGCCGACGACAGCCGCACGTAGCGCCCATCACCCGAGGTCTGGGTGATCACGCCTGCGGGTAGGTACGCCAACGGCACCAGCGAGCTCCCATCGAGCGGCGCGAACCCACCGGGGATGCCAACCTGCGAAGCGAACGACATGCGCCGCAAAGTCTCGGCGTTCGTGCGGTGGTCCACCGTAGAACCGTTGGGGAAGCTCTTGGCCGCGGTCCCGTCCTGCCCGCGGGTCACGGTGAGCACGTCCGTGCTGCGCGCCGTCACTTCGACGATCTCGACATTGCCGAGGGAGTCGACCAGCGTGACGAAGAACGTGTCTGAACCGGAGATGGTCGGGAACCGCGCGCCCGTACCGGTAGCCAAGTAGAGCTGCGTATCGCCCACCAAGGCAGGGATCCGGAGCGTTGAACTGGCGTTGTTCGCAAAGAGCAGCATGATCAGACTCCAAACCGGCAAGGTGCCCGGAACGTGCTCTGGTTGGGTTGGCCGCCATCGCGCAACTTGCCGCGCGTGTCGCGGATCGCCTTGCCGAACGCTCCGCCGTAGACCTGCGCGGAGTCCATCTTGCTCCACGGCTTGCCGGGCATCGCCATCATGGCGCCCATCACGCCGTTTGCAATCGCTTCGGCGTGCTCGGAGTGGACCTCCTCGGGATACGTGCGCAACGAACCGTCGATCGGCAGGGTGATCACCGCGGTGAGCGAGATCGGGTAAATCGCATCAGGGACGGGGTAGAGCACCAGCAGGCGCGGGATCAGCGAGTACCATCCACGAGGTGGTCCCGGAACTGCGTTCGGATCGCGCAGTTGTTCGGGCGCCGGGTCGATCTTGTTGCCTTGCGCCTTGACCAGCAGGGTGGAGCTCACCTCGCCAGCGGTCGGAGTCAGGCTATACGTATCGGCGCCGATCGTAGTGTTGAACGCGAAGGTCTCGCGCCAGACCGTGGTGCGCTTGAAGAACTCCCGGAGCGCCTTGCAGATCTGCAGGTCGACGATCGCCTGCTCCGCGCCGGGCAGGTAGGGCAGGATCAGGTCGTAGAGGTCCTCGAAGGTCTTGTTCGCCATGTCACCCTCCGACCAGCTTCGCGCGGTAGGTCTCGACCAGCGCCTGTGCTCGACCCGCTACAGCGTACTCATCGTCGCGCATCTCGGCCCGGCCCGCAACGTAGAACACGACGGCGGGGTAGAACTGGTCAGGGAGCGGGAAGTCATTCCCTTTGTCAGTGACCACCACCAGCGGCTGACCAAACCGACGCACGAACAGATCAGGGCGCACCGAGCGCGCTTCCAGCATGGCATCGTTGATGTACCGCAGCAGGTCAGCGTCGAGGTAGCGACCGCCCGCCGCGTCCTGCAGGATGTCGCGAACCCCCACGAACACGTCGTTGACGATTCGCGACATTGCAAGCTCCTATCAGGAGGCGGACAGCCCCGGCGGCAGGGGCGGGAGCGGCGGGATCGCAGCGGCGGCCTTCGCAGCCTTGGTGGGCGCCGGGGGAGGAGCAACCGGGATCGCCTGCGCCGCCACGGGCTCGTCGTCGTCCACCAACTTGAGCGACCGCGGCGTGGCAACCACCGCTGGCGCTGCGTTGAAGTCGATGTCGCCGCTGTTCACCGACGTGCGGTCGCCAGCGAGGTAATTCTGCTTCTCGGCGCTGTTCGCCGGTCGCCATTCCTTCGGGTTGTCGTCCTCGTAGCCCGGCAGCCCGGTCATGGCCGGGTACACGTGCAGGTTTTCGTTCGAGACGTAGTGCGAATGCTTGGGCTTGCGGTCTTTCAGGCTATCGTCGTACATGGTCGTGGCCTCGGGTTAGAAAAAAGCCTCGCTGGGTGGCCCAGCGAGGCTTTACGGTAGCACGGCTGCGAGCCCGGATCAGCCCTTGATGACGACGCCCTCGGTGATCAGCGTCGGCTGGACCACCTTGCGGCCGTAGACCATCAGGCCGCGCATCAGGTCACCGAAGGTGGTCTGGGCGCGCAGCGATTCGGTCTTGGTCAGCTGGGTGGCGAACGTGAGCGCCTTCGGGAGCATGGCGAACACGTACTGAGCACCGCTGGTCGTCGGCAGCAGGTTCGAGACGTAGAGCTCGAAGCGGTCGATGACGCCGAGGCGGCCGTTGCGCAGCACCGACACCGAGTCGCCCGTGATCGCGGCGTCCTTGAGGTCGGATTTCTTGATCATCGCGGCCATCCACGCCGGGATCACCAGCTTGCGGCCGGTCTCCGGGCAGCTGTTCTCGTCGAGGACCAGACCGTGGTCGACGATGTAGTCGAGCACGTTGGTCTTGTCGATCACGAACGGGGTGCCCGAGATGCCGAGATTGCTGTCGGTGATGCGGCCGGCGGTCGCGCCGCGGTTGTTCGCATCCGCCTTGCCGACCAGATACGCGAGCACCTCGGTGTCGACGGTGATCTTGAGCTGCTCGGAGGCGTTCTCGGACCACGGCCCCATCATCTTGAACATGGACTGGACGTCTTGCACGTCGTCCATCTGGAGGCCCCAGTACTTGCCTTGGTCGATCAGCAGGTCGATCACCGCCGAGGCGGGGGTCTGGTAGGTGAGCGTGTCGCCCATCCGGTAGTTGCTGATCGTGATGTCCGGGATCTTGTTGATCCGGACGGTATCGCCCATGCCCTTGATCTCGCCCTCGTAATCGGTCGTCGAGATGGCCGTGAGGACCGTGGCGTCGTAAAAACGCTCCAAGAGTTTCTTGGACCACAGCATCGGAATCAGCTTGCCCGAATGATCCGGGTAAGCCGGGGAGTCATTCAGCGGGTAAACGGCCATGGCACAGTCCTCGGGTCAGTATGCGGGTCAGGTCTGGACTCGACCCTCCATCACCGCTTGGGTGATCTCGGCTTCGAGCTTTTTGAAATCGGCTTCTGGGATGCGACGTGCCATCTTGTCTGCGTACACCTTGTCGATCTCAGCCTGCGTCCAGATCCGACCGCCGCGCGGGTTCGCCGCGGGGGCAGGAGACGATGCCGGGGTGGGAGCGACGAGAGACGCGGGGTCGATGTGCGAGGGGGCAAGAGCTGCGGGTGCCGGGGTAGCCGGGGCCGGGCTTGCCGATGCTGCGATGTAATCCTTGAAGAACTTCGAGACCTGATCCGCATTGCCCGACTGGTGGGCGGCGACGAGCAGCTCGTGGAAGGATTTCCCGCTATATACCTCACATTGGCGCAGCCAGTCAACAAACTTCGGATCGTCGTTGATCGCCTGCCAGTTCGGCACGATGCGCGAGAGCTTCTCAAAGTACGTTTCCGCGCGCAGCTCCTCGCTGGTCTTGGTCGCCTGCGCCGCGGTATTGGTCGCCTGCTGCAGTCGCAGCTCCAGCGCCGACAGCCGGTTCGCGATCTGGGTGAGCGAGTCGCCCAGCAGGTCGCGCGTGGCGCGGTGCACGAAGTCGATCATGTCGCGGCCGAAGTCCGTCTCGTCGGCCGGCGTGAGATATCGGGTCGGAGCAGGAGCCGGTGCTGGCGCATGCTGCGGCTGCGCAAGGCGGCGCTCGGTTTCGAGCAGCTGGCGGCGCAGCTCGAGGTTCTCGGTGTTGTTCGCGGTGACGCGCCCCTCCATCGTCGTCAGACGCTGCTGGAGCAGCGCCAGCTCGCTGGCTGGGTTGGTCGGCTGCGCAGTCGGCGCAGGAGCGGGGGCTGGTGCGGGAGCCGGTGCAGGTGCAGGAGCTGGCGGCGGCACGACGGCAGCGGGTGCCATCGGGTTGGGTGCTGGTGCAGGCGGTGCGCCGAGCAGTTCCTGCTGGATGCGTTGCAGTTCGACATCAGCTTCGGCGGCTTCGCGACGCACTTGTTCAAGGGTTGCCATTTTTATTCCTTCCGAGTTAGGAGTTTGAGGGTGGTGCGCATCTGCTGGGCGCGTCCTTGCAATTTCGTCGGCTCCGTTTCATCGACGATGATCTCCTTTACGTGGTCGTACTCCCGCTGCAGGAATGCAACAAGCAGCTGGAAGTCCGCGTTGTGCGACAAGCGCTCGATGCCCTCGCTCAGACGGGCGTCGGGACGCGGGCGAAGCTCTGCCATATCAGGGTCCGGGGTTGTTGGTCTGCGGGCGTGCGATGCCCTGCGTCGGCTGCGCGCTCGGCGCCGACCCGTTCGGCGAAGGCGGCTGCTGCCCCGGCTGTCCGCCTTGGCGCTGCGGCGGACCCGGAGGCCCACCTTGCCCCGGCTGCGGTGGCGGTGCAAGCATATTCCCCAGCAGGCGCTGCTGGATCTGCTTGATCGTATCCTCGGAGACCGACATTGTGTCGGAGAGCGGCATCTGCAGGTCGCGCGCGATTTCCTTGAGGATGTTGTAGCGACCGTCGAGCCCGGTGAGCTGCTGGTCGACCGGGTTGTTCGTGATGTTGAGGAACTCCAGCCGGCGCATGCGCATCGTCTCGCGCTGCATCAGCTCAGCTGCGCCGCGCGCCTGCACGCTGATATCGCCGGCCATCACGATGTCGGGGCGGGTCAGGGCGAGGTACACGTTGAGATGCTCGATCACCTGCTCGACCACGTTCGTGTCGATCGAGGTCACGGTCTGCTTGATCGTTCGGTTCGCTGCTTCCATCAGCATCGACAGGCCGGCGGCGGTGCGGCCGGCGGTGCCGATGCCTTGCGAGTTTCCCTGCATGTAACGCGGCAGCGTGGTGATCTCGTCAGCCATGTTGAGCATCTGCTCGTACACAGCGAACAGCTTCTCGACGTTCGCATCGGGCTGGAAGAACTCCATGGGCTTTTCGGAGTTCGAGGAGGTCTGCGGATCGGTGAACCGGAAGATCTTCCACGGCCAGATCTTGCCGGGGTTCGCCTCGTTCGGCGCAATGCGGTCCTCGTTGATCCAGCCCATCGGGCCAGATGCCATCGACAGGTTGTTCACCAGCGCACGCAGCGCGGCGTTGCCCACCGACTGCACGTCGTTGATCAGACCGGGGATCGCGTTGCCGTACACACTGCCGGGCACGCGCTCGAAGCTGTCGCCGTAGAACGGAGTGAGTCCCTGCGGGTGGGGGTTGAGTGTGACGCCGATCACTTCGTTCCCGATCAGGTACGCGAACACGTTGACATCTTCGGAGTCCGCCGGCAACGCGTCGCGCTTCATCCCCCAGTCGAGCAGCGTGTCCACACTCACCGAGCCGTAGAACGACAGCATGGGCTGCGGACGATCGGAGGCGCGTGAGCTGTATGTCGGGTTTGTCTGCGACTCGCGCTGCTCCAGCAGCGCACGATCGGTCTCGATGTAGTCGTACCACTCGGTGTTGAGCGTGTCCCAGCTCGCCAACACCCGGTTGATCGCGTCCTTGTTGTAGCTCTGCAAGCCGATCAGCGACTGCACCGTGCGGCGCGTGACGCGCTCGCGGTGGATGATGTAGCCGTCTTGGAAACTCTGCGCCCACGGCGCGAAGTAAACGTCGAACGGCGAGCAGCGCACCCAGTGCGGAACCGGCTTGCGGACCACGCTCGGCTTGCCGTTCTCCCACGCGAGCACCGGCTTGTTCCGGATCACCGGACCCTTGATGACGGCGTAGGGGAACGCCGCGATGTCGCCGAGGAACTCCCACAGCGCGGTGTAGAACCCGCCTTCCCACAGCATGTCGTCGAGCGAGTTCTCGCGCGTACGTAGTGCAGCCTTCGCCTGTTTCTTCCGATGTTCGAGCACCAACTCGCGCAGGTCGATCTGGCGCTGGGTGATCTGGTCCGGGGTCGGCGGCGTGCCCGCGGCAGCCGCTTCGGCGACCTCCGCATTGAGCTGGGTGGTCACCACCGAGTTGATGTCCGGGCCGGGCAGGTCCGGGTCTGGTGTCGGGTTCAACGCCCATGGGCGATCGCTCGCCGTGTAGATCTCGCGCAGCAGCGCCGAGGTGCCGCGCACCTTGGATGCCGTAATGCGCGCGTAGACCTTCGACCCGCCGAACTGGTTGATGTCGTTGAGCGTGTTCTGATCGTACTCGCCGCGTACCGCGCGCAGCGCATCGAGCATGGACTCCTCGATGTTGTGCAGCCGGCGCGCATCGCGCGATCCGATGAAGCACTCCCTCACATACTTCGCCAGCGCATCTCGCATCACACCGTCGTTGGCGGCCGGGCCGACGGGGGAAACCGTGGGGGGCGGGGGCGGGGGTCCGAAGTCGGCCCGAAGCAGCGGGATTGCGGACACGGGACTCTCCGGGCGGCACGAGGGTGGTGTATAAGCTACTCGCACAGACCCGGTTGAGACAACCATGGAACCT